TATTCAAGATTGGTGTAAAATGTTAATTGAAAATTACATCAAACAAAACTTTAAAAATCCTGGAAATTTACTTCAAGATGTTTTAGATTGTAAACAACAAATTTGGATGACTAAAAAAGATTTGAAAAAAGCATCTAATCTTTCATGGAACCAATTTGAAGAACTTTATGGAACTTTACAACTTTTTGGAGTTGTTGAATTTAATGAAGATGAAAAAAATGAATTTACATTATTACTTGATTCAAATCAAATCATTGAAAACAAAGTAAATGAAGCAATGCAAATGTTAAAATTAACAAATGGTAAATTTGCTTCATTATTAGAAGACAATAATTTGAATGCTGAACAAAAGAAAAACATCAAATCATTGAAAATAAAAATTAGTAACATTTTAAAGTAAGTTAAATTATGAATTTAACAAACACAGAACTACAAGTGTTAAACAAATTTGGACAGCCTTTTCAAGTGGATCAGCTTGGAGAGGCATTCCGCATTTCAGAGGAGATTATAAATAATTTAGATGATGTTGGAATAAAGGAGTTGTTAGGTGGCAGTACTGCTGATATTGATTCAGTTTATCAAATAATTCTTGAAGAAACTTTAATGGTACTATATGGCCAAGAAAATAAAATACAACAAAAATTAAGTTATTTTGACAATTTAACTAATCAAATTGAAGAAACATTGTGTATTGAAAATTTAACATATTTCATACTTTCAAAAATGCCTCAATTTGATTTGAATTGGCATCATCTTGAATGGGGTGATGTTGCTCAAAGATATAAGAAATTTAACATTATTGCAGCACGTGACCACGGAAAATCCTACTATTGGAGTAATGCCTATATAATTTGGAAGATGTATAGATACAAACCATATATAGGAAGAGGAAGTCGCAAGGATTTATCTATATCAAAAAAGGGATATTTATTTTCATTTTCAAGAGAACAAGCAACTGACTTGCTTGAAATTCTGAAAGGAACTATTGAAGAAAATGATGATTTGAAGGAAAGATTATATCCTGGAAAAGCAGATGGTTGGGCCAAGACTGAAATAAAATGTAAAAATGGAGCAAGTTTAAAAACAAAAGGTTTTGGTTCATCAGTAAGGGGTGCGCATCCTGGATATATAATTGTAGATGACGGATTGAAAGATAATGTTATTTATTCATCAACTCAAAGAAAAAAGTCAATAGATTATTTTCATGCTGTAATTATGAATATGATTGTTCCAACAGGACAAGTAGGTGTTGTAGGAACTCCTTTTCATGCTAATGATTTATATGGAGATTTGAAAAGTAAGGTAGGTTGGCATGTTCGTGAATATCCTGCAATATTTCCAAATGGTACAATACTTTGGCGTGAACGTTGGAATTTTCAAGACTTGATGGAGAAAAAAGAAACACAAGGAAATTTAATCTTTTCAAGGGAAAATCTTGTTAAACCAGTAACAAATGACTCAACCATATTTCCAGAAGATGTTATCAAAAGAAGTTATGTTGGAATGGATGATTACATTTTTGTTAGAAGTCGTGATGCTTATAAAATCAAATTTGATAGAGTAGTTATGGCATGTGATTTTAGTATATCATCTAATGTAGGTGCTGACTACACAGTTATAATGACTGCTGGAATAGATGATAAGGAAAATATATGGCTAATGAATATAACCAGATTTAAAGGAAAGAAATTTGGTGAACAAATGCAAGTTATTCAATCATTGAATCATAGTTTTAAGCCAGATTTGATTGTAATGGAAAATAACGTATTTCAACAAATTTTCGTACAAGAGGGTGATAAGTTAGGTATGCCTGTTGAAGGTCATACAACAGGCAGTAATAAGTATGATTTGAAAGCAGGACTTCCTGGTGTAGCAATTCTATATGAGCGTGGTAAAATAAGATGTCCAAGAGGGAATAATGAAAGTATTCAAACTGCTGATAGTTTAGCATTAGAATTACAATCAGTAACATGGACAGAAAATGGACTTGAAGGAGTAGGGGAACACGATGACCAAGCAATGTGTCTATGGTTATTAACAGTAGCAAGTAAAAAGGTTACAAGTGGTTTTTCATTCAAATTTTTATAATCAAACAAAACCATGGACATCTTATTTTACAATTTAGAAGGAATTTATGCAAGAATAAAAACATTTTCTTTAACAAAAAAGACCAAAACAGTTTTGTTGTTGTTGATTTAAAATTTGAACAAAATCATGATAATGATTTAGCAGTTTTCAACAAACTTGAAATCAATAAAAAACAAATTGAAACAATCTGTATCAGTAAAGAAATGTATTGTGAAATTATTAATGATAATTATGAGTCATTAATATTGTGTGATTTTTTAACTAAAACAAAAAATTACGCAAAAAGACAAAAAGCAATAAAAATTGATAATATTTATACACTAAAATCCATTACTGCCGACAATTTTACAAATTCCAATACATATAATAAAGATAATCCTGGAATTTGTAAGTCAAAAACTTCCTTAATAATTGGTAATAATTATTTTAGGATACTATAAAAAAGAATTGATCATGTAAATTAAGTCCACTAAAATAGTGGACTTTTTTTATTTTTACAAAATAATTCAAAAAACTTTGTAAATTTTCATTGTTATGTAAATTATTTACAGTACCTTTACTCCGTAGAAAATATTTAATTAATCGTAAAAATTTATATCATGGCAAAATTAATGAATTACTCAACATTAACTTTTATGTTGAATTTTGAAGTATCAAAAGACAAAGTTTTGGAAGTTGCTAAATTACCAACCTACTTTAAAGAAAATGACCCAAGTTTACTATTTGTTGAAACAGATGAGGTTGAAAAAATAATAGGTAATGAAAAAATGAGAGATTTACAAGTTCAATTAACAACATACATTATATCAGATAATGAGTTGGAATGTATTAATCTACAATTAGAAAAAAGATTTTAGTCAAAGTTAAATTTAATATATCATAAAATTAACAATCATGGAGAATATCATAGAAAAAATCAAAAAATTAATCAAACATCAACAATCTGCTGAAAAGATAGGTTCATTGAATGAAGCAAATGCTTTTGCATCTAAAATTCAAAAAATGCTTAATGAATACAATCTATCTATGAAAGATATAACACTTGAAGAACTTGAAGAAAAAATAATACAAGATTTTATGTCTTGTAGAGTTCCGAGTGTTAGTAAAACATTAGGTTACTTTGTAATGTATCCTATTGCAAAATATAATTATTGTAGAATATATCTTGCTGGTGATAATATGTGTATTGTTGGAACAAAAGAAAACATAGAAGTTTGTAAATACATTTATGATTTTTGTTTAAATAATTTTGTTAGAATTGGAAAAGATGAATTCAAAAAAGAAAATTTACAAATTGGAGTAGATACTTATTTGAGAAATTTTCTTCAAGGTGCTGCGACTGGATTAGAATTAAAATTCAAAAATGAAAGAAAATTACAAGAAACAGAAAATCTAATTGAATCAGGAGTTTCAATGTCTCAAGTAGAAAATTCAACATCATGTCTATCATTAGTCATTCAGAAAAATGATAAAGCAGTTGCAAATTATGTTGAAAATAATATGTCAACTAAAAAAGGACGCTCAAAATCTATCAAAAAAGATGGTACATTTTTAAAAGGAGTTCAAGCAGGTCAAAACATTAAAATCAATAAAGCAATATCATGAAACTTCAAAAAAGACAACTCTGGTTAGACACTTGTAAAATGATAGGTTTTGGAATACCATTAGATGGATTAATGAGTACTTTAAAAAATGATACTGAAATTGATGTAATCAAATTTGATGAAATGCTACTCAGCAAATATGCAGATTATGATGAAGATAAGTATTCAATGGCTCAATTTATACTTTATAAATTTGGAAATAGAGTTTTTAAAAATGTAATGAAATTAATGAAATGAAAGAGTCAGTTGATAAACTTTACATGAAATCACCTTGTTCAAATTGTCCATTTCTAAAATCTGATAATGCAGTTATTTTGAGTAAGGATAGAGCAAAAGAAATAGTTGAACAAAATAAGGTAGATGGATTTATTTGCCATAAAACAGTAGATTATAGTGGTGAAAAAGATGTAGATGGTAGAAGTAGAAAGCAGTGTGCTGGAGCACTCATATTAGCCAAGAAAACAAAATCAAATCAACCATTCTTAAATTTATATGAAAGTATGTTTGGAGAAATGGAATTAAAAAATCAAGATTTGGTTATAGATAATGAGAATCAATTTATTGAAAAACAAGTATAAAACATTCATAATAATTTTAATCTTTAATAAGGTATGTATCAAGGTGAAGACATAAAAGAAAATATTGCAGCAAGAAAACTTAACATCATCAAAGGTTTTGTTGAAACAGATGATATTCTTGAAAAGGCAGCTCAATCTAAACAAGTAGGGCAAACAAAAGTTGGTTCAGATGGAGTTACCAGAGTTTGGACTCAACTACCAAATGGTAAGTATGATTGGAGGAGAAAAAAAGCATCATCTGATGATAAAAAAGATGTTAAAAAAGATGAATCAAAAAAATCTCAAAAGGATGATTCAGACTCACCAAAAAATTCTAAACAAATTGGAGTTACAAAATCAGGCAAAAAGATTTATGAAGATGGTTCAGAACATGAACAAGATGAAGATTGGACATCAAAAGACCATGAGGAGGCAGCTGAAGCACATCAAGTTTGGAGTTTAAACAGAACTCAAACAGTAGGTCAAAAAGTTTCAAATGCAGATTTAAGTAAAACATATTCAAAACATGTTGAAAAACAAAAAACAAAATCAACTTCAAAAAAAGATGATGTAAAATCTGATAATGATTTCAAACCTCACAAAAGTTTTGAAGGTGCAATGAAAACAAAAAGTAGTGCAAAATTTGTAAGTGCAGATGGAGAACATTGTCAAATATCAAGAGGTTACATTGGAAATAAGATAAGTATAATGGTTACATTTATGCAACCAAATAAAGATGTTGCATCTAAACATGCAATACGCTCATCTTCAGCAAATAAAATATTAAAATTTTTGAATGATAATAAATTCAAAAACGAGGATGATGTAAAGGAAAAAATTCAAAAATCATCTGACTCTCAAATACAAAAAGCAAAATCAATCTTAAATTTAGAATAATATGTCACAATTAGGTTTAACATCAGAACAGTTTGGTAAAAGATTAAATATGGAATTTTTTACCAACATAAACAAAGGACTTTCAGAAAGTGAATTTCAAAAATCATATCCTTCAGAAAATTTTGAAGTTTTTGAAAAAGGAATTGTTGAAAGTTGGATTAAAGAAACGTATGAATCAACAGGTGGTGAAATCATCAAAGGAGGGTTTAATGATATTGAAGAAGTTCATCAAGTTTTATTTAAAATGAGAGAACAAGTTTCATTATTAAAAGGAGTTCTTGTTGAAGATAAAAATGGAGATATTCATGAATTATTTGTTTTAGAAAAATCAAAACAAAATGACGATGATTATATTGAAAAGGGTCTGAAGTATCAAATTGGAACAATACATAATGGTTATAAAAAAGTTTCTGAAGGTAAATGGAGGAAAGTTTCATTTGAAGGAAAAACAAAAGAAGAACATGAGGAATCATTAAATTTTTACAAAAAAAGATTGTCTGAAAATAATAAAGAATACAAAAAATATGATAGTGAATCCATAAAGTCAGAAAAAAACATGATAGATAATCTTGATGATAAAGAATATTCTGATGAAGAAAAAGAAAATTCTGATAAGAATAATCAAAAATTAAAAGTTGATGCTGTTAATTCTATAATAGAGGAATCAGATGATCCTAAAAATTTTGATTTATCTGATTATGGTGTTGTAGAAAATGTTGAAGATGCTAAAAAATTAGTAAGAAGGCTTAGAAGTGATGTTAAAACTTTTATTGAAAATGGTGATAAATTTTACGCAAAAGAAACAAAAAATCTTGCTAATAAGATAGATTCTATTTTACAAAAATCTTATAGTAATGATTTTGAAAAATCTCATAATGAATCAAATGATAGTTTTGAAAAAGGTGAAGTTACAGATTCTTTATACTATGGAGACAAATCACTAATGTTTTCAAAAACAGGTGCTGATATCAAAGTACAACTTGTTAAAGTAAAAGAAAAAGAAACAATAAATTTAGCTGATTTAAAATCTAAAATGAATTCAATTCTTGAAAAACTCCCTTTTGCACCTACTGAAAAAAATAGTGATTGTGAAATTCAATCATTCAAATGGGAATTGACTTATGCAAAAGATAATTCAAATGTGGTTTCATTTAATGATATGGAACAAGGTACAGTAACATCAGAACAATCAGAACTTTGCAGACAGTATAATGATATGGTTTGGAGTTACAGAGAATGTAAAAAAGAACTTGATTCAATAAATTTACTTGAACAAAATCTTGATGACAAAAAATCTTATGAATTGTCTGCCAGACAAATGTTAGCATTTGGTTTTTAATATTTTCTAAATTTGGTTTGTTATGATTAAAGTGTCTTGAAAAAGACACTTTTTTCTTTTTATCAAAGTTACTATTTAAAATGTATTATTATGTTAGCATCATTTTCATCAAAAGGAGAAATAACAAAAATTAGTAATGTTATTCAAATAACAAAAAGTGTAAAATATTTAGAAGTTTCAATAAAAATGTACTTATCAGGACAAGAATTGAATTTTTATTTAACAGACACTGAATCATCACCACAACCTTTTCAACTTATAAGAAAACATTTTGATACAGGTTATGAAAATCTTAATTTTAAAATTGGAGAGCAAATTCAATTTGATTTTAACATTATACAAAAAGAAGGAAAATCAAAATTAAAAATATGGTCAATTTATAACAGAGGTTGCGACCATACTAAAATAACAAAATAATGAATTGGAAAACAAATATTGAAGAGCAAATAAAACAAGCGTCAAAAGAAAGGAAAATTCATTCTTCCTTAAAGAAGTTAGGAAAATTATTATTAAGTGGAGACAGTGAGTTTTATTTGGTTTATTCAGGCTCAAAAGAGCAATATAAGGCAATAAGATTTAAAAATGGAATATCTATATTAACAGGTAAAATATTGTTAAAGAATGGATATAAAAATTTTTATTTGAATAACAAAATTTAAAATTATGGGCAGAAAAAATTATGAACATTTATTACCACCTACAAGTGAAGATATAAATGATGAAAATCTAAATTTATTTTTTTCATCAATGTTTGAAAGGCAAGAAATTTGGTACAAAAGATTTATTCTAAAACAACCAAGACCATGGACAAAAGATAAAATATTTGAAGGAAAGTTTACAAATGTTTATCGTGAATTAGATAGACATAGTCAATGGCAAATTCAAAACATTTTTTTAGATAAAAGAAATGATAAATTGAATTTAGTCTGGAAAATAATGTTATTCAGAATTTTCAATAAACCAGAGTTGTTTGAATTTATTAAAGGAATTTCAGGAGAATTTATACCAGATTATAAGGATTATGGTATTAATGTATTTGGAAGACTTGTTGAAAATTATAGAAATTCAGGTGAAAATCCATTCACTAATGCTTATTTGATAAACAGTCAAGCATGTCCAGGAGCAACAAGGGATTGGTGTTATATAAATAAAGTTGTTCCAACAATACATAAAGCAATACCAAGATTATTAGTATTATTTAAACAATCAAAAAATCCTGAACAAATCATTGAAAAATTATTAGAACTTCCTTCAGTGGCAAATTTTATTGCTCATGAGTTTTATCAAGATTTTACATACATATCTATTTACACTGATTTAGATATTTTCAAATTTGACCAAAATGATTTTACTAATGTTTGACCAGGAGTAAAGGAAGGAATAAGAATGATATTTCCAAATTTAGAAACAAATAAACAACAAATTAAAGCAATACACTATTTACGTGATATTGCTGAGCAAAAACTATCTGATATTGGTGATTTTAAGTTTGTTAGTTGGTGTAAAAATAATAATCAATATAAAGTTACTGATGAATGTAATATCACACTACATCAAATTGAAATGTGGCTTTGTGAATTTCAAAAATATTGGAAGATGAAACATAAAGTAGGTAAACAAAGAAGTGTGTTTGAACCCAAGACTATTTAAACGGAATTATTAGTTTTCAGTTATTATTTATGAAAATAAAATAATTCATTTGATTATGTCTATAAATAAGCAAAAATATTATACTTTGATAAACCAAGATAATGATTCAATTTACATTATCTTGAAAACAATTCCTACAAATAGTTTTGAAGAAGTGATTAATACAATAAACTTTTCAGATAATTTCAAAAAGTTTTCAATTGTAAATAATGATGATGAAGTTCAAATAGTTAAGTTAAAATTATTTGGAGCAGAAATTTTAGGATATAGTGATGAAGAATTTGTTAAAGCACTAAAAAAAGATTTTGACAAAGCACTATTAAAATTCAACCAAATACTCAAAAAAAGAACAAAATCATTTGGACTTGATAAATTCTCATTATCAGTAGGTCAAAATATTAATAATTTAGATGAAAAATTAGATGAATTTGCATCTGAATTTAATTACTCTGTTGGATTAATAGATTTTAATGAACAATAAGATGGATAATATTATAAAAAGCATACAAGAAAAAAATGCTGAAAGGGCATTAAACATTTTAAAAGGATTTTCAGAAGTTGATGATATTCTTGAAAAAGCAAAAAGTGGAGTTTATGCAGATAATGCAGAAAATCGCAAACTTCAACGTGTTGGTCAAAAGTTTGGTTCAGAAAAAAAGGAAGATGAAACATCTGATAAAAAATCTTCAAAACAAGAGGATGATAAAAAATCAGTGAATAAAAAAGTTGATGATAATTCAGACTCAAATAAAAATAATACAAAACAAAAACATCAAAAATTTATTGATGAAATTCCTGATGATGAGAAACATGAACAACTTCAAAACTTTATAGATAAAAATCCTAATCCAGAAGATGAAGAAACAAAACAACTTGCAAATTCAGCAAAGAGTTGGTTGAAAGAAAATCCTGAATCAGATAATGTTGACCAATCTATGGAGGATAATAAAAAAGTTGAAAAGGAAGATAAAAAAACACATTCAAAGATTGATAAATTACAATCAACAATAGATGATTTAAAAAATCATACAAATCATCCAAATTCAAGTGATAATGAAAGTAAAAGTGAAGCTGAGGATAACTTGAACTATATATTAGAGCAGGATTACAAATTAAGTAGTGAGCAACTTTTAGATGCTTTTGAAACTTTTATGGATAATGATTTAGAATTAGAACATGCTGAATATATTATAAAAAGAGCAAAAGACTCAGGAATAAGTAGAAATAAATTTTTATCATTATTGGAAGACACTACTGAAAATGACGAACATTTGGCTAATTTTGAAGCATTGTATGATGATGAAAATGATGACCCAAATGATGAATTTAATAGAGAGCGTGAAAAAGGTCAATAAAATTTAGATTGTAAATATGTCAAAAGTCGCACAAGATTTAGAAAAGATTGAATTGCTCCAACAAAAGTTAGGGGTCAAAAAAGGAATATTGTTACAAAAAGCATTATCATCTACATCACCAAATGATATATTAAAAGCTCAAAAGGTTTTAGAGGGTGTTGAAAATAGAGAACAAAGTTCAAAAAAATCTTTCATTCTTGACCCATTAGATTTTAATCAAGCATTTGGTTATAAAGATAAACCATTTATGATGAGTTATCAGACTTTGAAAAATATGTCAAAGTCACCAATTATAAATGCTATAATAAAGACAAGAAAAAATCAAATTGCTGATTTTGCTGAACCACAAAGTGATAGATACTCAACAGGTTTTGTAATTAGAAAAAAACAAAAATTTGGACAAAAACAAACTGAACAAGCAATTGAGGAATTAAATAAGATTGAAGAAATAACAGAATTTATTTTAAATTGTGGAGTTAATGAAAATTGGGAAAATGATGACTTTGAAACTTTCATTAGAAAAATTGTTGAAGATAGTTTAGTTTATGACCAAATGACTTTTGAAGTTGTTCGTGATTTAAAAGGAAAACCATATGAATTTTTTGCTACTGATGCTTCAACTTATAGGGTTGCGGATAGTTATAATGATGATGAGTATGTAGGGCGTGAAAGACAACAAATAAAAGGATATTTTCCATCATACGTACAAGTTTATCAAGGTCAAATAAAAAATGAGTTTTATCCTTGGGAATTATGTTTTGGAATAAGAAACCCATCAACCAGTATTTACAATGTAGGTTATGGAGTATCAGAACTTGAAGAACTTGTAACAACAATAACATCTATGTTATGGGCTGAGGAGTATAATCGTAAATTTTTCAGTCAAGGTTCAGCACCAAAAGGTTTGTTAAAAATAAAATCAGGTCAAGTATCAGAAAAACAATTATCAGCATTTAGACAAGAATGGAATGCAATGATTCAAGGAGTTTCAAATTCTTGGAAGACACCTGTTGTTGAAGGAGATATAGATTGGATTGATTTACAAAAGAATAATCGTGATATGGAATATAATCAGTGGATGGAGTTTTTAATAAAAATTTCTTGTGCTGTTTATAATATTGACCCAAATGAAATAGGTTTCAACATAAATTCTGGAAATAGTAAAGAAATCTTTGAAAGTAATAATGAAGGAAAATTAAAACATTCAAAAGACAAAGGGTTGTATCCTTTATTGAAATTCATTCAAAGAAAAATAAATAAATACATTGTAAACCAACTTGACCCAAACTATGAGTTTTTGTTTGTAGGTTTAAATGGAATGACTTTACAAGAGGAACTTGAAATGGATATTAAAAAATCATCATCACTTTATACAGTTAATGAGATACGCAAGTCAAGAGGTGATGATAAAATAGATGGAGGAGACATTATACTCAACCCTACTTTTACCCAATCTAAAATGATGGCAGAACAAGCTGCTCAGCAAGGTGATATGGGTTCAGGAGAAGATGATTTTGATATCAATCCATTCTTGATGGATGATGAAGATGTTGAAGAAGATGATAATCCATTCTTGAAATCATTTTTAAATAATATTAAAAAGTAAAAAGATGACTGAAGAACAAATTAGAGGAACAAAAAATTTAGGTTTAATTCAAGCAATTCATGCTGGAACAAGTCCACCATTGAATACAAAGATAATTTGGTATGATGATAATTTAGGTCAAAAAATACACAAATATTATAAAGTAGAAATTTCACAATGGGTACCATTTGGAGGTAGTGGTTCAATAACTATTAATGGACATTATGTTTATATTGCTTATTCAAGTAATTGTTCTGGTGCTGATTTTGATTTAGATTTTGATTCACAAATACATAAATATTGCTCAATTCATTCATCAGTAACAGCAATACCTGTACAAAATGTAAATAATGAACTTTTTGAAGGAAGATGGATACCATTATGTTCTTTATCAAAAGGTGGTAATTATACATACATTGCATTTGCTGATAATTCTAATGGAGATAATTTTTCATTAGAGCCAACATATGAAGTAGATTGTGCAAAATGTGATTATGTTGATTTGATGACAAGTCAATCTGAGAATTTAAGTTTTGTTAAAAATCAAGATGGTTTTAATGTTACTATACAAAATTTAGTTACTCCAACAACTTTGGAAATTGATTTATCTATTTTAGGTGAATTATTACAAATAAATGAAGAACATTGTATTGAATTACAAATACCTATTTTAAGATTCAATTTTAATCTATCTATGGATTCAAATGAGGCAATAGGGTATCAAGTTGTTCCAAATGGATTTTCTCAAATTTTAAATTTCAAATTAACAAATAAGGATTCAAAATTATACATAAATTTAACAGACAAAGCATTTGTTGATAGTTTTGAGTTTTTTATAAAAATAGGCACATCAGGTTGTTGTTCAAAAGAAACTACTGAAAAATGTTTTGAATGCAGAACATGTATTGGAATAATTACTTCAACAGCTCCTATTGTTGATTTAATAAAAGAACACTTTGAAGGAAAATGGTTTTGTGTTTGTTGTGACAAAGGAAGTGATAATTCAGCTGAATTAGATAGTATTAAAAATTTGATTAATAATATCTATGAAAATCAACAACTGATAAATACAAGCAATTCTGTATCAATTCAAAATTTAACAAATCAAATACAGAATTTGAATCAACAAATTCAAGATTATTATTCAAACACAAATCAAAGTTTGAATAGTTTTTATAATCAAATACAACAAATAGTAAATAATCAAAATAATATTATTGATGATTATTATAATGTTTTACAAGAACAAAATACTATTATTCAAAATTTCATTGATGAATATAATAATCAAAATCCTATTGTTCAACAAGGAGTTTGTAAAGTTTTTGGAAATTTAGATTTTAGTTGGGGTGGTGGTGATAAAAAAGATGAAAATGTTTTAAGAAGTGTTGTAATTGATGATGAAGATGGAGTACAAAGTCATATTTTAAGAGTTTTTAATTTAATAATAAAAATACCTTATTGGAATGAAATATCAAAATATGAGCCAATATTACTCATTGACAGATATAAAAGAAAAGGAAGTCTTGGTTCAAATAGACGATTAAAATCAGGATTCAAACATGAAACAAACGACAGTGCTGATTTGAGCGGTAGAATTTCTGAACTTCAAATATCACAAAGTATTAATTATTTGAATTTCATACAAGAAAAATATTTTGGATATGTTAATGGAAAATCATTTTCAAAAGGTATGGGCTCAAGAAATAAAGGAAATTCAAATACTTGGTTTCAAGATGAAAATGATAAACGTGGAAAAAAATTATTTTCTGAAGCATATGTTTATTTGAGTTTCAGATTGAGATTGAAAATAAGTAATGAAGAAACTATTGAAACAGGAAGTTTAGGAATATTAAAGATGTATATATTGAATGGTAAAATAACTTACAAAATTCAATAACAGTAAATTGAGGGAAGAGTATAACAGAATTTGTGAAAATGTTCATAAGATTTGTATAACAAAACTTTTAAAAATAAAGAGATTTGTATAACTCATCCTTCAATTTTTTATTAGAAATCTAAAACTATAAATAAAATGAAGTATTAAAAAATTAATTAACAAAAATTTTAAAAAATTATTCAAGATGTGTAAAAAATGTAAAGATTGTAATTGTGGTAATTTTACCTATATAGGTTTTGCTACTGATTCAACAGGGTCAAATTTTAATTTGAACAGAACAACAGGAGGTATTAAAAGATGTTTTCAAGCAACAATTACATCACCAACTGAATTAGATGTAAATAATACTTTGTTTAAAAATTATTTTTTTCAAAGATGGATTAATATTTGTAAACCAAATTTTACATTAGATAGTATTGACCCAAAATGTATAACTACAAAAAATGTATGGAGTGTTTTGTCTGATGAACAAAGAATTCAACTTTTAGTTGATGAAATTTGTAAATAAAATCTTGCATGAATTGTACAGGCTCAAGTTCAACATCAGCAAGTGGTTCAGATGGAAATGGAATAGGTGGAAGTTTAATTGATGAAATGGTAAACAGATAAAATCATGTTAACAACAAATCAAACAATAAAAAAGTATGGCCAACCACATTTGACTGGCCACCCTTATTTAGTAACAATTAATTTACCATATCCTATGCGACTTGCTTGGGATACAAAATCAACTGTTACAAGAATGTCTTGTCATAAATTAGTTGCTAAAAATTTTGAATTAGTTTTCAAAGATTTATTAGCACACTATGGATTAAAAAAAATACAAGAATTAGGAATTGACTTATTTGGAGGATGTTTTAATTTTCGTAAAATGCGTGGTGGAAGTGCTTGGAGTAAACATTCTTGGGGAATTGCTATTGACCTTGATCCTGCCAGAAATACATTAAAAGAAACTTCAAGAACAGCAAGATTTGCAAGACCAGAATATAAACCAATGATTGATATTTTTTATAAACACGGATTTATATCATTAGGTGTTGAAAAAAATTATGATTGGATGCACTTTGAAATAAAAGAATAATGAAATATAAAAAATACATACAAACCATTCCATTTATAATATTATTAGGAAATTTCATTTATTCAGTAATTATTTATAATTATTGTTCTGAAAATGTTTCTATGGTTTTAGGTCAAATTTTCTCATTCTCCTTATTGACAAATATTGAAAGAACATATTATGTTTTTAAATTCAAATTTTGTTTGTATTCAAAGATTGCTAATGTAGGTTTACACCTATTAATACTATTAAATTTGATATACTGCTCAACTAATTTAATTGATGATTATTATTTTAATCTTTATGATAAAATAATTTGCTCAATTTTTTTTGTTTTTTAGTGTATTATTTATGAGTAGTAATTTGAATAAAAGATTTAACAAAAATTATGATAACTAAAATTATGTTTTCGCTATTACAAAAATCATTAATTTACAAAAATGGTAGTTTGTTTACTTTAAGTTTTATGGGTGCAATATCTTTTGATTTCATCATAAAAGAAATGATAAAAGGAATTGAATTGAAAAGATTGTATCTTTCAGTAACAATTGGAGCAGTAGGTTTTTTAATTTATTTATTATTTTCAATAATTGACTTCATAACAGGTATGCAAGCAGCAAAACAAGAAACTCAAACATCTGGTAAAGTTTTTGTTCCAAAGTCAAAAATGATGTACAGAACACTTTGGAAAATTACAGGACTTACACTTTTGATAGTATTATTAACAATGTTATTATTAGTAGTTCAAATTGGACAAATGGATTGGCTATATAAACCTGTTATTTTATCATTATTAATATTGATATTTTTAGGTTGTGGATTTGAATTTCATAGTATAGGAGAAAATATTGAAAGACGTTCAGGCAAACGTCCTGAAATATTCAAATTCTGGGAAAGGTTGTTATCAACTATTGAAAAAAGAATAATGAAAAACATAAATGATGCAGTTTGTCCAACTGATGAAGATTTAAAAGATAAAAACAATAAAGATGAACCAACTGAACAAAATTAAAGATTTTATAAGTTTGAACAAAGTAGTTTTGATAATCATAGTTATATCCTTAATAACTATGATTTTTCAACATTATAGTAATAACAATATTGAAAAACTTATAAAAAAAGAAGTCAAGAATTTGAAGGAAGAGAAAAAATCATTATTAAAAAATGAAAAGCAAAATTTCTTAAAAATTGATTCAATAAATTCAAAAATTGATTCAATAAAAATTCAAAAATTAAAAATAATTGAAAATAATTATTTTACAAAAGAAATTATAAACAATAAATTAAAAAAAGATGAAGAAATTAGTAATTATTCTAATATTAATATTGACACCTTGCAAAAGTTTTTGTCAGAATATAGACATAAACCTTACAAAAGAACAAGCAATTGAGATTTACAAAGGTTTAAAACAAAATGAAAATTTAAAGGAACTTTGTAATTTACTTGAAAAAAAGATACAAGATTTTGAAAAATTAAATGATTTGAATAATCTTGAAATAAAATCTTTAAATGAAAAAGTAGAAACATACAAGGAAATCATTTCAGATAAAAATAAATTTATTGAGAATCAATCAAAATTGAATGAAATAGAAATTGCTCAAGTAAAAGATAAGGTTAATAAAAGATTTGGATTTGGCCCAAGTTTTTCATATGGTTTTGACTCAAATTTTAAACCAAATTTTTATTTAGGAATAAGTTTATCATATCAAATATTTAGATTTTGAAAAAAGGAGAACAAGATTTGAAACAAAAGGAAAATAATAAAATTCTAAAACAGAATGATGCAATTCTGAATACATTTATTTCTGAAAAGCAAAAAAGACATGTGAAGGAACCGCAAGAAAAAATATTCAAAAATTTAAACAATAAATTTATTGAAAATTATGGTAAATTAGTTGTAGCAAAAACTACAAAAGAAATAATGAAATTTTCAAAAGATGGAATTTAATTTTTATCAAATATCTAAAATAATTGAGATTTTTTCAAAAAATCAAGCACTATTTATTGGTTCAACAATAGGTTTGGACTACTTAACAGATTATGATAAATTTATACTAAAATTGAACGGAATTGATTTAGAAAATATACAACAATTGAATGATATTCAAAGAATGTTTTATTTTGGAATTTATTCAGGAATGTTGGGTGGTAATAATGCTTTCAAGAAAAAACAAGATGATTTTGAAGAATGGTTAAAAATTGAAATGAATAGACCATTATCATTTCAAAAAAAGAAAGCACTTGATTTCATTAAATTAAGAGCATTTAATGATATATCAGGATTAGGCAATAAGATTGTTGGTAAATTGAATAATAAGATATTAACAGCAAATTTAGCCACTCAAAACAGGTTGAGAAATGATATAAAGAAAAAAACTATTGAAGCATTTAATGAAAATAAAAATGCTCAACAATTAGCATCTATATTAAGAGAATTAACAGGAGATTGGGCAAGAGATTTTTCAAGAATTGCTGATTATGTTCTACAAGAAGCATATGCTCATGGAAGAATGGAGCAAATAAAAGAAATGTATGGTGATGATTGTAAAGTTTATAAACAAACATTTCCAGGAGTTTGTAAACATTGTGAAAAAAATTATGGTAGTCCTGGTGAGGAACCAATAATATATACTGTTGATGAGTTATTAGCAAATGGTGATAATATAGGAAGAAGTGAGCAATTACCAGTTGTTGGCCCAGCACATCCATGGGCACGCTCAATACTACACCCTATTCCAGAAGGATATATTTGGAGTGATGAAATGAAAAGATTTGTTCCATCAAGACAAACTCATGGAGTAAAAAGAAATAGCAAAGTTAAGGTTACTATAACGGAATAAATTTTATATAATGGACAAAAAGAAAAAAGTGTTGTTAATTCAACCACATTCGGATGATATTCTATTTTCAGCAAGTAAATTTTTATTTGAAAGTAGAAATTATAAAAAAGTAAAAATGCTGACTGTTGAAAATGTTAGTGAAAAAAGATTAGAGGAAGATGTTGAATTGTGTAAACATTTTAATATTGATTTATTATTATTAGATACTAAAATTTCATCTGAAGATTTTCACAAAGAGTATTATTCACAATATAAAGAAATGGATGATGTTGATTGTTTAAATTTTTGTAAAAAGAAAATAGGTTCAAAAAATATAAATAAACTTGCAAAGGAATTAATAAAAACAATCAACAAACATAAAGAAAATGGTTATTTAATTGTTTCTTGTCTTGGAGTTGGACATCCATTTCATTGGTTAGTAAATTTTTTAACAGCTGATTATTCAGATTTATTTTACAGAGATTTTCCTCATTCTTTTAAAAGAAGGAATCAAAACTATTTCAATTTTGTAACTGAGAATGAATTTGATTTAGATTTTAATCATTTTGAGGATAAAGAACATTCTGAAAAATTTGAATTGATTTCAAAGTTTTATAAGTCACAAAAGTCATTATTATTTTTTGAAAAAAGATATATTGACAAGAAACTACCAGAACAATTTTTTAAAAAGAAAAAAGATGAGTAAAAAATTAAAAATCAGAATTTGCACATTTGACATTGCTAAATATGGAGGGATAATTCAAAATGTTGAAAGTAGAATAAAAGCATTTAAACAAATGGGTCATGATGTTGATATAATAATGTTAACATATCAAAAAACAATATCAACAAGTTCATTTGAAAGAAAATTGAAAGACCTTGAATCAAATAAATTTCAAGATGATAAAGATTTGAAAAGTCAAAATGGTGGTTATTCAAAATCACCAATTACAGGATATTGGAGAAATTCATACTATGGTTGGCATCTTCCACCAGTTACAAACAAAATACCAGTATTTCATGAAGATGCTTTAAAAATGTGGCATGATGCAGTAGATGATTGTGATATTGTTTTTTGGTCATTTACTCCTACTAAAACAAGTGAGGCAAAAGGTTTTGATTTTTGGCCAAAATTTTTTGATTTACCAAAAAGTGTAAAACAAGTAATGGCAGTTCATGATGGATATTTTGATGTAAGAAATAGTTGGGTAAGATATTTAGCACCAAAAATAAAATATCTTGATTGTGTTCATGTTAGTGCTTATAATGCTGTTGAGAATTTTGAAATTCCAAGATATTTGAATTTTGCTTCAAGATTTATTCCTGAAAAATTACCACTAAAAAGTTTTGAAAAGAAACCTATTGATTTTTTTGCTGCACATGTTTTTAAGTCAATGAAAAAAATTGAAGACATATTATTATCATTACCTTATTTAGATGGTGAAAACAATACTGTAATTGCTGGTTCAGGCATAGAATTATATTATATGATAATGGATGATGAAACCAAATTGAAACCAAATTATAAAATTTCTAAAAAGAATGACCCAGATTGTAAAGAAAAGGAAATTGGAAAATCTATTTGGAAACGTGCAGAAAAAAATGGAATGGAGTTTGTTGGTTTTTTAAGTAATGAGCAAGTTTATAAATATTTAAGAAATTCAAAATTTGCAATTGACCCATCATTCAGTAAACATTATGCTCAATACTCAAATACTCATTTGAATGGTTTTATTATTGAAGCAATTATAAATGGCTCATATCCTGTATTGCGTGATACAGTAGGTATGGTAAAACATGATAGAGAAATCGATGATATAATTTTTAATGAATTGAGAGCAATCTATATTCCTTGGGATGCAACTCCAAAACAATTTGCTGAAAAGTTGAATGAAGCAAAAAACATGTCTGAAAGTAAGTATAAAAAAGATTTGATTCATAACTTCAAATTAGCACAAAAACTTTTTGACCCAATAAAAAATATGAGTGATGTAATAACACTTTCAAAAGTAAAAAATATTGAGGATGTTTTAGAAGTAGGTTCAAATTCAGACAAAGTGATAAATGATTCAGAAAAAATAATGAAAGAATTTTTCAATTGTGAGTTGCCTATTAAATGGAGTCATTGAAAATAACAAGTATTATAAAGTAAATTTTACAAAAATAAATTCAAGATATTATGAATAAAATTAGTGAAACATTAAAAGATGTTATTCAAAAAGCAAAACCAAATGTAGGTGATACAAAAGTTGGTAAAGATGGTATTACAAGAAAATATGTTGAGTACTCACCAGGAAAGTTTGACTGGAGAAAAATAAAAGATGATGATGAGAAAAAATCAGCATCTAAAACAACAACATCTGTTGACCCAAGTAAATTTGCAGCAGTAATAAAAAAGACTGAAAGTAGCAAATTGTCTAATATGGCAAAAAATCCTAAAAATGCTCCAAAAGTAAGACAAGCTGCTTATGATGAGTTAGTTGAACGTGGAGAAGATGTATCAGAAATTGATTTAGATACAGGAAGATATGGTATGATGAAACAAGCATTTGGAGTTGATCAAGATGGTGATGACTTCAAATTATCAGATGGTGGTGTTAGTTTTGATTCAGAAGATGATGAAGATATTGATTGGGGTGATCCTGATTTCATCAAAAAGGAATTTGGAGGTTTGAAAACAAAAAAACAAAGGGTTGAATATGATAAATTTGTAACTCAACAAAAACAAAAAGACCCAAGATATAAAACACCTATTCAAGAAGTTCATCAATTAAATAAATTATATGCTGAATTTATTGACACTGATGCTCCATTAATGATTGCTTCAGGTGGTGCTGGTGTTGGTAAAACTTTTAACTTTCATTTAGTTGCTGAGGCATTTGGAAAGAAACCATTTAATCCTGAATATGATACTCCTGGTGATAGTGATTATGATTATTATGAAGCACCAGAAGTTACTCCTGCTCAACTTATTCCATTATTGAAAGAACATAATGGAAAAATAATTCTTTTTGATGATAGTGATGCTATATTGAAAGACCCAGGAGCATTAGGTATTTTGAAAAAAGCAACTGCTACATCAGGTAAAAGAATGGTTGGAAGACAAACATCATCAGATGCAACAACAATCCTACCATTTGAGTTTACAGGAAAAATTATTTTCTTGACAAATATGAGTCAATCTGCTTTAACAAAAAATGATGATATGAAAGCAATATCATCAAGAGCATTAAAAAAAGATATTTATTTTACAAAAGAAGAGCAATTATTTTTCATTGAAAAATTAAAACATAAATTTGAATTTACAGGTGTTCCGAGATTAGAAAACAAAGCTGAAGACATTCAGGAGCGTGAAGAAGTTTTTCAAATTTTAAGTGATAATTTTGAAAACATAGACCCATTGAAATTTAATTCAAGAAGTATGAAAGAGGCAATTCAGATGAAACGTGCTAATGACCGTGCTAATGAAAAAATAAAAAATGACCCTGTTATGGGTAAAATGCTTTTTGGAGACAATGCAGATTGGAAGGAAGAAGTTGTTGATTTTCTTGTGAAAGGATATACTGCAAAAGAACAAAAAATTGAAAAAGCAAAAGAAATTTTACATTTAAGTTAAAATTTATGTCAAAAGAAATCTTTTTAAAATCACTACAAACTATTGCCTTTGCTAATATGAATAATCAAATTGATGATATTCATTTAGTGAAGGCATCTGATAGTTATAAAAGTAGAATAAATTTCAAAAGTGATTCAAAATACTTATTAATAAAATCTAAAACATTTAACAACTTCATAAATGGAAATGATAATCCTCAATCTTTAATGAAAGCATTGGTTGTAGGTGAAACAAAAATTCAAAACGGAGTTTTATATGTAGTAAAACAAATTAATGGTAAAGGTGGTGTTTATTTAGATTGGAGAAAATCAAATAAACAACCTAAAAAAATTGTTGATGATGAACAAGGAAACGATTTATTTGATGTAGATGATTTTCCAAAACTTGGAGACATTACAGTAATAAAATCACTTGGTGGTTCAACAGGTGCTCAACTTGTTGAAGATAAACAAGGAAATAAATTTGTAATGAAAAAGGGTGCTTCAAAAGAACATGTTGAAGAGGAGTATCTTGTAAATTCAATATATAAATTGATGGGTGTTAATGTTCCAACAATGAAGTTATACAAAACTCAAAGTGGTTCATTAATATTGTCAAAATTTATGGAGAATACAACTCCATTAAATAATGTAATGGATGACCAATATTTGGAGGAAGTTACTGAACATTATGTTTTAGATTGTTTATTGGCAAATTGGGATATTTATAAAAATGATAACATTTTAGTTGATGATGACTCAGGTGATATTGTTCGTGTTGATAATGGGGGTGGATTAAGATATTCAGCACAAGGTAGATTGAAAGGTCAAAATTTCGGAAACCAAGTTGATGAAATTGAAACCATGTTGATAAATAATCCACATTTAGCATCAGAAGTTACAACAACAAAAATTAACAAACAAATTAAAGAAATATCTAAAAATCAAAAAAAGATATTAGATTTAATTGAAGATGATGATTTAAAATTAACAATGAAGATGCGTATTGCAGATTTAAAAATGATTTTAAAAAATGCAAATATTGTTAATGATGACCCATACAGAGAGTTGGATGAAAAAGAACTTGAAAAAGCAATGAATAAAGCAAATAATGATTTGTTTAGTTCAAATGATTTAGAGGGTTGGACTTTTTTATCTGAAATATGTAAAATGAGAGGTTTCAATGGTAAACCTACTGTTGTTGATGAAAAGGAATTCAAAAAACAATTAAAAGATAAAAACACTACACATATACAGAGAGGATTATCTCCATATGGAAATAGAACAGCAAAATCTTTAATGAATGATTTTACTGATTCAGAACATTGTTTTTATGGAAAAGCTGGAATTTATGGTGCTGGAATTTATGGTGCTGTTAATGCTGATAAAGATTTATCAAAACCAAACCATGTAGCTGTTGATTATGCTAATTATAAGAATGAGCATATTTTAGACATTATACTACCAGCTGATATGAAAATTGCTGATGGTAAGGAACTTGATGAAATGATGAATGAAGAGTTTTTTGGTGATGAATTTAAAGAAGCCAAGAAAGATTATGACAAAGCAGTAGATGAGTTAAATTCCAATAAAAAACGTAAAGAAGATATTGAAAAAGAAATTGAACAAGAAGTAAAAGATGAACTTGGATGGAATGAAAAAAGTTATGAAATTTTAAGAAAATCAAAACCAGAGGAAGTTTATGCAGATACTGATAAATTTTCTTTTGATAAAGTTGCTAATTATTTCAAACCAATACTAAAATCAATTAATGGTAAAGTTGAAAAAGTTGATTCACAAAATTATAAAATAACACTACCAAACTCACAAGATGAATTTTTACTTAATAGTAGTATTGCTTCATTAAGTTTAAAACAAAAAAATCAAAATCTAACACCATATAATTATCATTATGTTAGATTGAAGGAGTTTTTAATGAAAGAGCATTTTTCAAAAATTAAAAAAGTAGTTAATGAAAAAATAAAATATGAATCAAGAAATAATCAAAAAATTTTAGATGCAATTTCAGATATTGAAAAATCTGAAAATGTATTGAAAGTTATGTCGGACAATATACAAAATCTAAAAACATCAGGCTCAAACGCTTTGAATAATGTTATGGCTCAAATTGCAAAAAGACCAGGAGGGGAATTCAGAGGTTACTATGCTGCAATCAAAGGTTATGATGCAATTATTCAGAAAAATGGTTGGGGTGGTGATACTGATTTTTGTATAATACTAAACAGAAGTAAAGTAATTGTAAAAGAACATAATAATGATAAAAAATAGATATATAGTGTATGATGAAAATCAACCTATTGAGTTACAAGATGATTTGAATAAAATAACTACAATAAGGATTGGTAAAATTTCTGAAATATTAACATCAGATAAGCCAAGTTTAATACCTTTTGATTATAAATTTCCAATAATAAAATCAAACGATTATTCAGGTTTTTTAAATGAGACAATGAAACAACATTTATTTGAAAATTTACCAAATTTCATAAAAGATGATGTTTATAAAGCAGAGCAAATTAATTTTTATAATTTAAGATTTTTAAAATATCTTAAAGCAAAAAAAATGAGTGAAAGTGAATTTGAAAATAAAAATCCAAAAATTAAACAAGATATTTTTTATGATTTTCTTTTTTCAAATAAATTAGATATTGGAATCATTACATTGTAATTTACAAGTATTATTAATGAAAATAAACAATTAGACAATATGTCAAAATTCAAATTTTATACTCCTTTTGAACTTATTAAAGCCAAAGATAATTCTGGTAACACAGTTATGAAACTTGGCGGAATTGCTTCAACTATTGATGAAGATGCTGATGGGGAATATCTTGACCCAGATGGGTTTGATGTTAATGACTTTTTAAAAGTAGGTTTTGTTAATTGGCATCACCAAGCAAAAAATAAACCAAAAACTATTGTAGGTGAACCATCAAAAGCAGAAATTCGCAAAGATGGTTTTTATGTAGAAACTACTTTATATCCTTCATCAGATACTGCTAATGAAATTTATGAACTTGCTCAAATTCTTGAAAAAGATAGTAAAACAAGGAGATTAGGTTACAGTATTGAAGGTGATGTTGTTGAAAGAGGAAGTGATGATAAAACTCATCCTGATTATAAAAAAATCAAAAAAGCTGTAATTACAGGATTAGCAATTACACATATGCCTAAAAATCCTAAAACTTTTGCTCAAATAATAAAAGGTCATGTTGAAGAAGATGAAGAAGACAATGAAGATGATATTGAAAAAACTTTAACAACTGAAAATTCTGGTGGAATAGCAAAAGAGTCATTAAACAAAGAATTGAAAGTTCAAGTCAATAAAGGTTTTTCAATAGTTGAATTATCAGATGAAAAAATGTATGACAAGATATTTGATACATTTACAGATATAAATATTGAGAAAGCAGAGAAAGTTTTTAAATTAATTTCAAAAGTACGTTCAGATATGAAACAAAATGTAAATGAGGATAAACTCAATAAAGCCATGGATGCTTTAGGATTAAGTGTCGATGAAAATAATCCTTTTTTAATTAAAGGAAAATCATCTGAAGATGATGATGAAAACGATGATAAAGGCAAAAAATATCAAAAAATTGCTGACAAAATTCAAAAAGAAAATTATGATGATGAATCAGACAAAGATGATGATTCAGAGTCAGATGAAGATGATTCAAAAGAAGTTAAGAAATCAAAAGATGCTGATAAAATCTTAAAATCACTTGAAGGAAACAAAGGTTTGTATTTACTTATTGATAAAAAAATTGAAAAAGCAATTTCTCAATCTTCAAAAGAAAATTCAGCACTTGGAGTTTTAACATCTTCATTACTTGAAGAAAACAGTTTATTAAAAGGTCATATTGAAAATCAATCTTCAATGCTTGAAAGACAATTTGAAGTAATTAATGAACAAAATGAATTAATTAAAGGCATTGTTGAAAAAATGGAGAGTTTTGGAAGTACTCCTGCTCCAAGAAAATCAATAGTGAAAGGTTTTTCAGAAAAAGAAAGTTTTTCAAAAGGTGTTGAAAATACAAATGGAAATGTTTTAAGCATTTCTCAAAACAAACATCAAATTCTTGAAATACTTGACCAAAAAACTTTTGCAAAAGGTTTTGATGAAGAAATGTCAAAGGCAACAACAGGTTTTGAATCATCAAATACTTTGCCATCTAATGTAATTCAAAGATTAAGATTAGAAGACAATATAACGATAACTCAGTAATAACAATTAATTATTAAATATTATGAATCCAGGATTAAATTTGCAAGATTATGCAAAAGCAGCTGCCAACGTGCCATCAGCTGTTTTTGGTGGTTCATCTATGGATGAGCTTAATCAATTACAAAAAGCACTGGAGGCAGGTTCAATCACAGGTAGGGAGACCACTGGGATGGGCAATGCGTCTGGAGCACCTTTGAAAGTTGAAAGTTTAGATAAAAACTTAAAACATTTGACTTTCAATGAAGAAGACATCAAATTGTGGAAAATGATTCCTAAAAAAGCAGCATACAATACTGTTGAGGAATACAACCAATTAGTTGATTATGGTCAACAAAGAGGTGGTTTTTACAATGAAGGAGAACTTCCAAATGAAGAGGAAAGTCAATACATGAGAAAAGCACAATTAGTGAAATTCATGGGGGTTGTGAAATCTGTTACTCACCCTATGACTTTGGTAAACACTAATGTTGGTAACATCATTGACCGTGAAATCAAGAATGGAACACTTTGGATTTTGAGACAATTAAACAAATCATTGTATTTTGGTGATGAAAGTTTAGTTCCTCAAGAATTTAATGGATTCATTGCTCAACATCAAAAAAATTCTGGTTTCACTGATTTAGATAGTTACTTCAATTCAGATGTTGTAATTGATTGTAGAGGTGAACAACTTCAAGAAAAATACATTGAAGATGCTGCTAATGGTATTATTCAAAACTTTGGATTAGGAAACCAATTATTCGCTCCACCAAAAGTTTTATCAAACTTTGTTAAAAACTTTTATGGTAACAAATTTATTCAGCCAAATTCTAATCAAGTTGCTGCTGGTGTAATGGGTCAAAGAGTTAAGGAATTTGAATCTCAATTCGGTAACATTGGTTTAAATTGGGATATTTTCTTTAACAAGAAACCATCAAGAAAAGTTGTAAATGGACCAACATCTCAACTTGCTCCAAATGCACCTACATTAGCTGCTGTAACATCAGTACCTACTGATGCTTCAAGTAGATTTGTAGCAGACGATGCTGGAGATTATTTATATGCAGTAGCAGCTGTAAATAGATATGGTGAAACTGTTATTGTTCCATTTGCTACTCCATTAACAGTTGTTTCTGGCGGTGCAGTTGATGTACAAGTTACAGATGGTGGTGGAATTAATCCTGCTACATCTTATGTAGTTTACAGAACTAAAAAAGGTGTTACTGATACTGCTGCTGAATTTTATCCTTTGTTTACTATTTCAAAACAAGAATTAATAAACGGATATGATGGTGCTGCTCAAGGTAGTTTGAGAGACAAAAACAGATGGTTGCCGGATACAGATCAAGCGATTTTATTCCAAATGAATAATGAAGTGATTGAGTTTGCTCAACTTGCTCCACTTATGAAAATGGATTTAGCATTACTTGCTCCGTCTTATAGATTTATGATTTTACTTTATGGTACTCCATTCTTATATGCTCCTAAAAAGATGGTAAGAATTGTTAACATAGGTGAAAAACTGTAATTAACTCATAAAACAAGTATTAAGAAACAGGTGGTGGTTGGAAAATCATTACCTGTTTTTTATATTATTAACAAATAAATTTTTTAAAAATGGAAAAAATCTTAATTAAGTCAAAAAATGTAAAAGTTTATGGTAAAAAAATGATATTACCAATTGACGGTGAAGTTACTATTTCTGAAAATGGTGAATTAGAAGTTTCAAAAGAATGTGCTAATTTACTTTTACAATCAGAAAATTATGAATTAGTTGAATCAAAGAATTTAGGTGGTATCAAAGGTTCAAAGAAGGAAAAATTATCTGACGCTAAAAATACTCAAAATACAAAAGATATTGAGGAGGAAGATGACCAAGAAGATGAAGATGAATCATATACAAAGGAGCAACTTGAGGAATTAGAAATTTCTGATTTATTAGATATTGTAAAATCATCAGGTGTTGCTAAAAACAAATATGCTAAAATAGCAAAAGACAAAGAAAAATTAATTGAATACATTTTAAGTAACATTTAATAAAATGCCTACACTAAAATTTAATATTGAATTCAGCAAAAATGAAGGACTTGTTATGAGTCCTTCAGATTTGTCTGATTTATATTTGTCAGGGATACCTTTGTGCTATCCTAATGGTGGAAAAATAAGTAGTGATACAATAAAACAAAAAATACAATCAGCACAAAAATTTATTGAAAATTATCTTTCAATAAAAATATTAAAACAACTTGTTGTTGAAGAACAAGATTTTAATAGAAATGAATTTTCATCTTGGGGATTTATAAAAACAGTTTTTCCAATAATGGATGCTATAAAACTTGAAGGGAGAATTAATAATGTTACTCAAATAACATATCCTAAAAGTTGGTTAAGTATAAAAGATGGAACAGATAAAACAAGATTTAGAAATTTACATGTAATTCCAAATACAAGTGATGCTGCTTCAATGAATCAGTATGGAGTTGTATTTTCAGGAATTACTCCACATATAGGTTTGTTTGGAAATCATGGAATTCCAAACTATTGGAAAGTAACATATTGCTCAGGTTGGGAGTTTGATGAAATACCTTTTGAGATAATTGATATAATTGGAAAAATAACTGCAATACAAATGTTAGCAATAACAGGAGATTTAATATATGGTGCAGGTATTGGAAATCAAAGTATATCACTTGATGGAATTTCTCAATCTTATTCAACTACAAAGGGTGGAGGGAAAGGTGCTTTTTCAGGTAGGATTGACCAATACAAAAATGAATTAGAAAATTCATTGAAAGATTTATATTCAGAATATGTAGGTATAAAATTTAGAGTAATGTAACATGAGTGGGGAAAATTTTCAAAGGAGAGCAACTGTAAGGAAAACTGCACCAGAGTCAATAGAACATCAGGTCAGATTTGAACCACATAGATTTAATTCATTAGTTTTTGATAAAGGATATGATGTTTGGATTGATAAAGCATATAGATGTCCTTGTGCAGTAAAATCAACAGGTCAAGCATTACCATCTTGTAATAATTGTTTAGGTATTGGTTGGGTTTTTACAAACAGAATAGAAACAAGAGTTGCAATTCAAGGTATAAAAGCAGATGTTAAATATGAAAATTGGACAAAAACTACATCAGGAACAGCAAGAATAACAGCAAGAGCAATTGATAAACTTGCTTTCATGGATAGAGTTATTTTGAAAGATGTTGAAGGATACTATAATGAAATTTTAAGAACTGTTAATCAAGGTAGCCATACAATAACATTAACAGAATATCCAATAATTGAAATTGAAGATTTATTTTTATTTGAAAATGATAAAACTAAATTAACAAGATTGAAAGAAAATGAGGATTTTGTAATTGTTAATGATTCAAAAATACAATTTACTCAAAATTTCACTAATCAAAGAACATTATCAATAAGATATAGACATTATATGACTTATCATATTATTGATATGAATAGGGATATTACAAAAGTTAGACAAAAGGGTTGTGTAATGAGTAATGAAGAATTATCAGAAATGCCTATAAATGGTTTGATAAGAAAAGCACATTATTTGTTTGACAATATAAAATATGAACAAGAGGAAAGACTAATAAGAAATGACGATTGATTTAAACATAGATGAGTTAATACAAGAATTTAACTTGCCAACAAATACTGGCGATTATATTGTTGCGTCTTGTGTTGATTCAGTTACTCAGGAGATTTATAGGAATTGGCAATTAGAAGCAAGTAATGCCTTAAATTCAACCAGAAATGAGTATATAAACAATCTTCAAATCATAGATAATTCAAAATATAATAAAACTATATTATTGACAGGAAAATTACCAAACATGCTTGAAAAAGGAATTTCTGCTTTTGATATGAAAGAAGGATTCAAAAAATCAAACAAAGTAAAATATTCAGTCAAAACAGATAAAAATGGAAAAACTACTTTTAGTTGGTATTTAACAATTCCATTCAGAATAGGTACTCCTGGAATTGTTGGTGAAAATGCTGCTTTTAGTGGAATTATGCCTCAAGAAGTTTATGATATTGTTAAGCAATTTTCAAAAAATCAATCTTTAAATAAAAGAGATATTCCATCACCATTCAATGTTCCAAGAAGTCGTGCTGCAATAGTTTTACCAACAAGAACAATTCCAGAATATAGACACAAGTCAAGTATTTATGATGGATTGACTAAAAAATCTTCAGCATATGGTAATTCAATACAAAATTATTATATGACTTTTAGGAGAGTTAGTGAAAATTCTGACCCAAATTCTTGGATTCATAAAGGAATTCAAGCACACAATCTAATGAAAAAAGCAGTATCTGCTACTGATGTTCAAATGATTGTTGATAATAATGTTGACAAAATACTTTCAAATTTAGGTTATGGTAAATAATGCAATTTTAATGCCAGATGTAATAATTTACAAAACATTGAAATCAATTTTCAATATTGTAAAAAAAGATTATGATGATGCACCAGATAAGGAAAAAACAATACTTTATGATATATTTGGCAAAGATGAAAATGATAATGTTTTAGAATTTGAAACATTCAATTATTTCAACCAAGCAGTAGAAATTTTTGTATTAAAACAACCTCAAATAAATATTGGATACAATATGGAAGTGTCTGCTATGGGTTGTGTACATATACTTTTACCAAGTGAAACTGGAAAAGATTTAAACATAGGAGCATCTGAAAATTATCAAGATTATGATGAAGATGGAGAAGATGTTGATGGAAATCCTACAAGATATAAAGAAATTTACAATCAGATGTATGATACAACTTATAACTTAATGATAACATCAGAAAACACTTTTGAAGTTATTTTAATTTACAATTTATTAAAAGCATCTTTTATAGCATTAAATGCACATATTGAACTTGCTGGTTTACGTTTGCCAAAAGTTAGTGGTCAAGATGTTAATATTCAATCTGATTTAGTACCTACTCACATATTCCATAGAAGTTTAATGTTGAATTTTCAATATGAGTGTAATGTAAGTGATTTTTTTTACAAAACTATGGTAAGGAATTTTAACATAACAGGTATTATAATTTCAAATCCTTAATTTTTTATAATATGAAAGTAATTGAATTTGCAATAAAAAATAAGTTTTCTAATTCAGACCAAGAAGTTGTAAAAAAAATGTATGGTAGTGAAGAAAAAACTGAACAAGAATGGTTTTCTATTTTAAAAGGAAAAATCAATTTCAATGTTGATAATTATCCTAAAAGTAAAAAATTAGAAATCATTGAAAAAATGAAAAACAAGAAAAAAGAAAACAAAGAACAAGAAACTAATAAATAATTTAAGATATGGCAACAGTAGTAAATTTTAACGGCAAAAGAATTATTGAGCCAGGAGTTTATGCTCAAATAAAAAGTGGAATTCCAGCCAGACCAAATAATTTTTCATTTGGTAATTTACTTGTAATAGATACAGGGAAAGGTTCAAAGTTTGGAGGAGGTTCAGGTATTAATGGGCAATTTTCAAACGGATTAAATTCAATATATTCATTTGATGATGTAGATGATTTCAAAGGTTTTGTTAAGGGTGGTTTATTCTATGATTTAGCTGACTATATATTTACTCCAGCAAATAATGCGGCTGGACCACAGACAGTATATATAGCACGTGCTGCTCAAACTATTCCTGCTGAAATTATGTATGAATTTTTATCAAGTGCAAATGGAGGTACATTATCATTTTTGTGTAAAAATGAAGGAAGTATTGGAAATGGAGTTACAGATGAAATTCCTGGAAAAACTGTAATTAGAGTAGATGCTACATCAGTATCATCAGGTCAATTATTTGAATTAGAAGTTGAGAATGAATCAATAGGTTCAGTAACATTAACATCAAATTCAATAATTGAAGCAGTTGTTTCATTATCTAATGAAATCAATTCTGGAAATTCTGGATATACTTCAAAAGTTGAAGGAAATACTTTATTATTATTTTCAAAACCAAATGTAGGTAATCCTGAAGGATTTTCTGTATTAGCAATAGGTGATGTTCAAATTTTACCTTTCACTACAAACACTTTTACAGGTTGGGTTGCTGGGACAAAATTATCAAAAGGTTATGGTGCTCAAATGAAAAAATCAGACAATGATTCAACAAAATATATAATTCAAATTTTTGAAGGAACTTTTGCTGGATTGACTGAAAATGGTAGGAGTATAAATGGTTTGACGCCAACTCAATCAAATCCTAAATTAATTACAACAAGTGTTGAATTTGATAATATAGATACATTAATTCAATGGTGTAGAAATGATTTTATTTTCAATAAACTTTTTGAATTAAAAGATGACTATCAAATAATTGGTGATGGTTCACTTATTGAAGCAGATTTTTTAGCAAATATTGAATTAAATTTAGCAAGTGGAGGTTCAGAAACTTATAATCCTGCTGATTTAGACAGATTGCTTGAAGACATTCGTGAATTAGATAATACTTTCATCTTATCAGATAGATGGGGTGATGAAGCAAGAGGTGTTGAAAATAATAAAATTTTACAATACATAAAAAATGTTTCTGAATTTAACAAATTTTTAGTTATTGGAGGAGGTTCAGATGAAACTAAATTTGATACAGGTGATAATTCAAGTATTGAAATTGCAAAATATTTTGATACAACAAGTGTAATTGTAGTTCATGATGGAGAAAAAAGATATAATCCTTTTGATGGTTCAAAAGAGAAACTTCCGTCAATATATCATGCGGCAAATGTAGCTGGTAGATTAGGTGGTTTAGAGCCACAAGAGTCAGGAACTTTTAAAACTTTAAGAATTAAAGAATTTAATCACCCTCTTGGTTTAAAACAACGTGAAAAAGCACTTCAATATGGTGTTATACATAGTAGAAATGTTCCAGGAATAGGTAATGTTATTAATCAAGCTGTAAATACTTTACAAAACAATACAAGATTAATTAATCCAGATGGTACTTCATTTGAAATATCAATCATGAGAATTGGTGCACAATTAAACAAAGAATTAACATTAAACATGAGACCTTTGTTTATAGGTAGTAATTGGGGCAAATCAAGTCCTGCTGATGTTAAAGCATTTGTTGAGGGTTATTTGTTAAATAAGACATCTACAAGTGCAAGGGATAGTTTAATCATATCTTTCAAAAATGTAACTGTTCGATTGATTGAAGATTATTATGATATAAAATATGGATTTGTTCCAAATGGGCCAATCAATAAAATGTTTATTACAGGCTTCATGCTTGATGCTAATCTTAATGCTTAATAATTTTAAAAAATAATACAAAATGGCAAATAATAAAGTAATGACTGCACCTTTGGCAATTATCAAAGTAAATGGTATTGCAATTGGTAAGATGAAATCAATCAGAGTCAGTGAAAGTATAAATAGAGGTTATGTTCAAGGTATTGGAGAATTGACTCCACAAGAACTTCCTGCCTTAAAATGGAATGGAACTTTGAATGCAGGTTTTTATTCTATAAAATTTAACAATCAAGATGAGCTTATTAAAAATGCTTTATTGAGAAATGTTAACAACTTGCAAGAATTTGTTGATACTGTTCTTTTACAAGAAGATGGGATACAAATTGACATAATGAGAAAAAAGAAAGATTATCAAGACCCAGCAACAGGAATTATATATCCTCAATTAGAAGTTTTTGCATCTGTTAGAGGTTGTTTTGCTTCAAAGGAAGGTTTTGATATTTCAGAGGGTCAAATTTCAGGACGTGATGTAGATTTTGAATACATGACTCCTATAATTTTCTCATTGTAAAAAATATTGAAAAAGGGTTGAATGGCAATTTGAAATATAATTGCCATTTTTTAAAATTGTAAAATATTAAAATTAAATATCATGAGTGGACAAATTTCAAAAAACATTACTTTATTTGGAAATGACTATATAGTCAAATTTCCTAATGTTGGTCAATTAATGGATATAGAGTCAATGAAAATGGCTTTGACTAATAATAACTACTCAGAATGGGCTTTCAGTGGATTAAAGATACACATATTCCAATTAGATATTGCTGATGCAATTTCGTACTTATCAGTGTTAATACCAGAATTGAAAAATGATTTAGGTTTAAAAAATTGGCGAGAACTTGATGCTTTGCGTTCAAAGAAACTTGTTGAAGAATTTAAAAAATCATTCATTCCTTGGTTCAAACCATTATTAGATGAATTAACACTTCCTGAAAATGAACAATCTGAACAAGAAAAACAAGACAATAATTCGTAAAAATATAATTGATTGGAACAATAAATATCCAATTGATTTTTTATGGAGAAAGAAATATGGCGTTGCATTTGGAAGTCCAGAGCATCGCCAAATGTCTTTTTTAGATATGAAGTTTGATATTGAGGAAGAAATATTCATGAGAAATTTAGCAAACAATTCAGATAAAAAACAAGATGAGAAATCAAGTATGAATAAAATTGAAGAGGATAAATTGTTTGATGATTTAGATATTGATAATTTAGATAAATATATGGCAGAATAGTTATGGCAGATGTTAATGTAAATATACGTGGACGTGATGATGGATTGAGTGCAACACTTGATTCATTGCGTGATAAGGCAAATCAATTAGGAAGAGATATTGGTAATTTGGACAATGTCGATGCTCTGACAAAAACTGAAAAAAGACTTGAAATTGAAAGAGTTACAAGGGAAGTTGCTGAAGAACAAAAAAGAAGGATTCAAGAGGAATTTGCATCAATACGTGAAGAAAATTTACGTGAATTTAATCAAACAACTATTGATTATGCTGCTGGTAGAATTTCTGAACGTGATTATAATGAAAGTGCAAACAGGTTTGACCAAGCCAATACAGAACTTAATAATGATGAGGCGCATGAATTAGCAGCACTTGAAAAAGAAGCAAATCATCATTTGAAATTAATTTTAAGACAACTTTTAATTCAGGAAAGATTAGACCGTGAAAGAAGACAACGTGATGGTAGTGAATTTTCTGAAGGAAGTATTGGTCATTTACTACAACAAAACTCACAATTAAGAAATCAACAAAGAGGAAGTACTGACCAATCAGAAATTGATTTATTACAAGAACAAATTGAATCAAACAACGCAAGAATAAATGCGATGAGAAACAACTCATCTGGTGATGACGATGGAGGTGGAAATGGTGGAAATTTTAATAGATTTACATCAGGAATGCAACAAGGTGCAATGAGTGCAGCAAGAGGGGATTTATCAGGCACTGTTATGGGTGGTTTACAGATGGCAGGAGGTGTTGGAAAACTTGCGACTGGATTAACTATTGCTGGTATAATTGCAATGGTTATAAAGGAATTTATTGGTCATGGAGAAAAAATACAAGAAGCAATAGGAGGAACTGCTGCAATGAGAGGTGGTAGTGGAGGAACTGCTGGTGTTTTTAATCAACAATTACAATCAAAAATAGCAACTACTAATATACTTGGGAATTTAGGTTTATCAGGAGATGAATTTGCAGGAATTGTTAATCAAAAAGCTGCTGCTTCAAGGATGGCTGGAAATAATGTTACAGGAAGAGCATTAGATGATTTTGCTTTTCAAAAAGGTTTTGGAGCTGATGTAGGTATGTTTTCAGAATTTGAAAGATTTACAAAAGGTCAAGAAACTGCTACTGACATTGGTTTGGATGTTTTGAATGTTTTAACAAGTATTGAAAAAAGTAGTTTAAAAGAAAATGATTTATCAGTTTTAGCTGAAAAATTACAAGCTCAACAAAGCATTTTATCATTACAAAGAAGTAAACGTGATGTTGTAGATAATGATTCAGCATTGAGAGTTTTAGCAGCATTTGAGAATATTGGATTATCAGGCAAAGGAGAAAAAGCAGGTGATTTTCTTAATCAAACTATACAAGGACTTGGAGAGGGTGGTAGTGATAATGCTATGTTATTCAAATATGAAGCAGCAAAAAGAGCAAGACCAGATTTAGCAAATGACCCAGCTGCTTTAAGGAGATTTGTAAAGTTTAATTCAGATGACCCAAAATACATTGCTGAAAGTATGAAATTCTTTGGCTCAGCCGCAGGAGGTTCAGAAATGGCGATGGATGATATGATTTATACTTTATTCAATCCACAATCAGAAATGGATATGGATATTTATAAAAGAGCAATGAAAGGTGATGCAGGTTTTTCAGGTGCTTTAAATGGAAATATTGATAAGTCAAGAAAAGGAACTTTAAATAAAGATGTTATGTATGCTGATGCTCAAACATCAGTTGGTGCAGTTACAACAGCAATGTCTGATTTTAGTAATTCAATGCAAGAGTTTTTTGTAAATATGGAAAATTTCTTTAAAAATCCTTTAAAAACAAGCATTATAAATTGGCCAAGTTGGTTAAGTAATAGTGATAATTCAACAAGAAAAGGAAAATAAAATGGCAAAAACAATAAGTTTAGAATATAATGGTGAGTTAGGATATTTAGCAACTATTGAAGAAGTTGTTTTGAATGTCTTCAAAATCTATGCAATAACGCCAGAGCAATTTTTAGACTATAAATACAAAGAAATAACAAACAGAGAAATTATATTTTTACATTATACTTTGCAACAAAAAATAGATTTACAATTTGCAGATGATGATGGAAACGTTACAAAAACAAATATAGATGTTACATCAAAAATGATTTGTCCATTTGTAACATTCTTTATAGATGCAAAATATGTTACAAAAAATTTGATATTAAATAATAGTACATTATTAACAGATGATTTTTCAGTAACACAACAAGAGGAAAATGAATATGGTAATTTTTTAGGAACTTTAAAAATAAACCAATTTTTTGAAAATTATGTTTCAAAAGTAAAAACTGTTGATATAGAATTGCCAAATATTAATTTTCAAAATGAAAAAGAAAAATTTGTAAAAAATAAAAAACAACATTTGAATCCAACAGTTTGGATTTGGTGTAAAAGTTTAAATGAAAATCAAAAGTTTAATAATTATTCAATATTTGATTTAACACCATTTATTGAATCAATTGAAACAAGCATGAGTGAATCAGGTGGTAATTTCAATTTAAAATTATTATCAATTGAAGGTTTTATAAATGTTGATGAGACAGGTGAAGCATCAGGAGTTTGGAGTGTAAAAAAAGATAGATATTTATCATTCAATGAAGACAATAGACAAAATTTTCTTTTTAAAAACTATATAAATTCAAGATGGTTTCAATCAGAACAAGAAATATATACAGGTGGTGCTTATGTTGAAAGGATAAGAAATTATGATAATCAAATAGGAGTTGAGACAGTAAATGTTTCAAGAAAAATACAAAAAAATTCAATATCAAGTGATTTTTTCTTTAAAAACTTAATATCAGAAAATGATATTGTATTTATATCTTTCAATGAAATTGATGTTTTACCTAAAAATGATGACTTTTTTATAAGTAATGACAGGATTCCTTTGAATGATTATCATATGATTGGTTTGATAGACAGAAATTCAATATCTACAAATTATGATGGAGCTGAAATTTCAACAAATGTTGGAGGAAGAGATTTGATGAAATTATTGATTGAAGATGGTAGTTACTTTTTTCCAAAATCATATTCAAATGAAACTGATAATAGTATTTTTGAAAATGTTGATTTACCCAATTCAGGAGATGATGTTAATACAACAAATAAAGTTATTGATAATGGACAAAAGGGTGCAAATAGATTAGTAATGTCAGGAATGATTGAAAATCTATTTTTAGCTGAAGCAAGAAATGTACATTTTGTTATGAATTTATTAATGTCAACATTATCAAATATTGAAATTTGTCCATCAAAACTTTTTGAGTATTATGGAGACAGAGTAACACAATTTCAAATACCAATCTATGAAACTGTTAAGAAATCTGAACTTGTTGAAGAGGATGATAAAATTGAAGATGTAGATTTATAAAAAATGTAAATATGAATCAAGGTATAAATAAACTTAATAATTTTCCATCGCCAAATAAAGAAATTTTTTTGAAATTCATAGCAGGAATAAATAATCTTGGTTGGTGGGTTACAACAACTTCAGGATACAGAAGTTATGATGAACAAAAAAGACTTTGGTTGGCAAATAAGAAAAATGCTAAACCAGGAAATTCACCACACAACCATTACAGAGCAATTGATATTAATCCTGTAAATAAGAAAACAAGAAAACAATTATACAAAAAATCTGCAAAGCAAGATTGGTTAGATAGTGGAATACCACAATTAGCAAATTCATTAGGTTTAAAATGGGGTGATTTTGCTAATTATGTTGACAGGGTTCATTTTGAAATTCCAAGAAATGGTAAAGTTGAAGAAATAAAATATAATGAAAATTCTGATGAAGTATCTTCAAAAAGTAAGATATACAAAGGATTAGATATTTGGAATATAAATATTGGTGAAAAAGCAATTCAAAATGTTGTTGATGAAAAGGAGTTGGAAAAAATAGATGAGTATGTTACAAAAGTATCAGAAATTCAAAAACATAAAGCAAACGGAATATGGCAAATAATTAAATTAGTTGCTGACCAATATTCATTAAGTCAAAATATAAATGATGCAACCATTGCATTTAATCAAGGTAGTTTGTTAAATTTTTTACAAAAAGTAGTACAAAAGCCATGGCTTGAATTTTGGGGTGAAACTGTCGGAGACCAATATTATTTTATTGTTAGGAAAGAGCCATTTGATTCAATAGGTTGGAATAATTTACCAATAATAAAAAATATATATGAAGATGATATTTTATCAGATGAATTAAGTTGGTATCAAGGTGATATTTATTCTTGGTATCAAATAATACCAAGAGGTTCATTTTTAGGTGAGCAGAACTTGATTTTTGCTTATGTAACAGCTGTTTATTTTGAAGAATATGCAGAAATTTTTGGAAGTAAACCAAATATCCAAGTCAGTAATTATGTAAATTTTGTAAAAATAGATGAAGACAATAAAATGTTTTCAAAAGCATTAGATGATTTGAGATATATGGTTGAAAGTAATGCTTATTTACCATTTACAAGACAAGGAACAATAACAATAAAAATAGATACTACAATAAAAAGAGGATACAGAATTTTTTACCATCCGACAGGTGAATTTTTTTATGTTGATGCAGTCAGTCATTCATACAACATATCAGATGGTGGGGTTGATGGAACAACTACTTTAAAGGTTTCAAGAGGTGTTGTTGCAAGATATATGCAAGATTATTTCAATATAATATCATTTGATAATCCACCACCAATAAAACAAGAATATGAAGAACAAATTTTTGATGATATTGCTGTTTTTTATTTTGATAATGGACGTCCATATTTAATAGATATTGATGAAACATTTTCAAATAATAATCGTACTGATAAAAAAATGAATGAGCAAATAAAACAATTTCCAAATTTAAGAAATGATTTAAACAATAGAAATAAAAAAAGTATTGAATCAGTTGCTGACTATCTTAATAGACATAAAGAACAAAAATTTATAGTTTTAGGTGCAATTGATGAAGATGGAGGAAAATCTTTTCAAAGATTAGCACAACAAAGAGCCAATACAGTTAAAAATTTAGTTATATCAAAATATCTTGAAAAATATAATGATTTAACAAGAAGTGAATTGATTGAAAAAATACAAGCTGAAGGATATACAGGTGCTGATTTTAAAATTGATGAATCAAAAATAAATAAAGATTTGGCAAGTGAACAATTAGTTCAGTTAGGTGAAGAAGATGCTGTGAATGTAGTTAGTTCAGATTTACGTGAAAAAGCATATAAAAGAACAGCTGCTTTCAGAGTAATTGATTACAAACAAAAAAAGGAGAGAGAGGTTCAACAAAAAGGTGTTAATTGGAAAGTTAATCGTAAAATATTCAATTTCTTTTTGAATAGAAAACAAAATATAAGTGATTCAATATGAGTGATGAAATATTAGGAATAAAAGGAATAGCAGCTGATAATCAAAATGCTGGAGTTGGTTTTGTAATAATACCAAAACATGTTGACATCAAAACTTATAAAGAAGATGTTTACAGGTCAGGACGCATATCTATTTATGGTGGTTATGGACATTCAAATTTCAATAATATTTTAGTTGATAGAGAAGTTTTACAGAGAATTAAGTTTCCAAATAATTCAGATGAAAAAGGTAGTGCTGTTGTTTGGATTAATATACCTTATCACAATGAACCTATTGTTATTGCTTGTCTAAAATATGATGAAGATTTTCATTCATTATCAGAAAATAGAAAACGTGATACAAAATCTGATGGCAATGGAAATATGGTTGATTTTGACCAAGATGGTAATAATGCTAAAGCAAAACTTCAAATAACTGCTAATGAGAAAAACAATGGTGAATATGAGATAAATATATCATCAGTTAATCATAATGGAAGATTTAAAGTAATAGTTGATGGAGAAATCCTTCAAAAAGCATCTGATAAAATAATTAGAATTTCTGAAAATAAAATTGTCGATGCTGTAACAAATAAAGCTGGTGTCGTTAGAGGAAAAATTGAATTGAATCCAAATAAGGATAGTGAGCACATTTTAGATTTTCAAGATGATTATGGTAATAAAATAACATCAAAAAAAGATGAATTAAATATAAGGGCAGATAATTCAAAAAAAATAAATTTAGGTGATGGAAAGGAACCTGTTGTTTTAGCAAAAACTTTAAAATCAATTCTTGATAAATATGATGATGCTTTGTCAAAATTAACTGTACCAACAGCATTTGGACCAAGTGGAACAAGAATAAATGACAGTGAATTTAAGGCTGTTAGAAAGGAATTTGAAACATTTTTTAGTAAATTAACAAATTCAGATTAATATGGAAAAGGATATTTTATTTGAGGAAATAAGAAAAATTAATGATGTTGGATTTGAAAAATTTGAAAAATTTCCACAATCAATTGATGAAGCGGCAAAAAGATGGAGTAATGCTATATTCAAACATTGTGAAGATGTAATTCCACCATCAATAACATTAGAACAAGCAAAACAATCTTGTTATATTGAACTTTTAAAAGTTTCAAGTAATCCAAAACAATTTGAAATTGCTATAATGAAATTTGCAGAAGTTATGAAAGATGGTATGATTGGATTTAATGGTATAATGCCTCCTATTGATTTGAACCTATTTAGTGTGTTTACAAAAGGATTTGCAGGAGCATCATCAATAGATATTGCAGATGAGTTGTCTGAAAAAATAAATTCTTGGTTTAAAACAGGAACAGCTATAAATGTAAGTAGTGGAATAACAATAAATTGGAATTAAAATGTCTGTTGATTTTGTAAAAAGAAAAGCACAAGAAACAATCTTTGAATTAGGTAGGGGAGCATTACATGCCATCGCTCCAGATGATTTTGAGTTTTATGCTTGTACTTTGGAATTGGTGAATTCAGCTGGTAATATTGAAGATATTTTTCATTTTCCAGTAATGCCTGCAGGAATTTCTGTTGGAAGACAATCACTATTGAGTATAAAAAAATCAGGCTCAAGTTATTTGACACAATTTAATAATTCATTTGTTGGAAAATCAATATCAATAAATGGAACATTTGGAAGGAGATTTAGACTACTAATAAACAGAGGTGTTGGTAACAATATTAATGATGATTTTGGAAAATTAAAAAGTTCAAAATTTGATTTGAAAGTAAAAACTGGTTATGGTGCTATGAAGTTGCTTGAAAATATAATAGAAAAAAGTCAAAAATTAGATGAATATGGTCAGCCAAAATATCTTGTCTTTTATAATTATACATTAAACCATAACCATATTGTAGAGGTTTTAAATTTCAGTTTGCAACAAAGTGTAGAAAATAATATGATGTGGAATTATTCAATGGAATTAAAAGCAGTAGCACCAGCAGATGCTTTACTTTTTTCAAGTGATAATAAAACACATCTTTATAATCTATTAGCAATGAATGCTTTGAATAAAGCAACATCAAAAATTTTAGGGAATATTACTTTAACAAGTTCAATCAAAAAAATAAAGAAAATATTGTGATAACAAATGATTTAATAGATAAGTTCAATACAATATCAAATTACCCATTAGATGATTTTTTTAATGAGTCAAGGAGTTTTTTTGATAATGATTATGTAAATATTTTTAATTTCTTCAGTGGGAATATTGAAACACTTGATAAAGCAAATATAAAAAAATTAAACAAACTTGTAGAACAATCTGTAATAATATCTAATATTTTTCAAGATAAAAAAAGAATGTTTAATACAGTTGATTTTTGGGAATTATTAGATACTTTTGAAGATATAAAAACAAAATTACAAACAACTATAAAAATTCCAAAATATGTTAGGTCATCAATAATTGCAAACAATAATAAGTCAGGATTTGTTTTTGATTATAATTTATCAAGTGAGCAAACACTTGAAAATATAACTACAAATATTTTGAATGAAAAAAATCAAGAAAATTCTTGGACAAAAATTGCATTAGAAAATGATTTGAAGGAAGTTGATTATGATATAATTGGAGGCAAAAATTTAAAATTAAGAAAACGTATTTTTCAAAATAATATAGTTACATCAATGATTGATTATACTATTGGAGAGAAAATATATGGCAAAGATTTGAAAAGATTTTTAACTTTTAAAAATGATGATTTAGAAGTTTTAGAATACAAAGAAACTGCAATACAAAGTGTTGAAATATTATCAACACTAACAAAAGGGGATATACCAGAATTTGAAAATTTAGGTATTGATTCAAATGTTTACAAGGGTTCAAACTATTCTCAATTAAATTATCCTTCAATAGTGCGTGAATTGAAAAGAAATTTTCAAACTGATGATTTATTTGTTGATTTTCAAATAAAAAGTTTTAGATTAGAAGATGGTGATATTTTTATAGAATATAGTATTGGAACAAAATATGATTTAGTTATAATAAAAAACATAACAATATGATTACAAAGATAACAACAATTGAAGAATTGAAACAAATATTTACAGAGTCATTATTGAATAATACTGATAAAGTAACAAAAATATCTGATGGTTCAGTTTTAAATGGTATAGCATATGGTACAGCAAAATTAGCTCAAAAAACTTTAAAAGATATATCAATAATTGAATCACACATATTTCCAGATAGTGCAGTTGGAGAGTATCTTGATAATATAGCAAGATTGAGAGGAGTATCTCAAAGATTTGGAAACTCATCATCATCTGTTTATGTTAGAATTGTTGGAATTCCTGGAACCACCTATTTACCAGCAACTCATATATTTTTAGGCAAAGGATATAATTTTAATTTATTACAACCTGTTACAATTCCTTCATTTGGTTATGTTTATGCTAAATTAAATTGCCAATCATCAGGTCAAGATAGTAATATTGGACCATTAACAATAACAAAAGTCAATCCAATTCCATCAGGACATAATTATTGTATAAATGAATTTGCAGCAGTAGGTGGACGTGATTTTGAAAATGATGATGATTTTCGTAAAAGAATAAAAGATGAAGTGAATTCATTATCAAGAGGAACTCTGTCTTATTTAGAACAAATTTTCAAAAAATTTAATTCTAATGTTTTGAGAGTTTTTAATTTAGGATTAGATAATGAAGGAGATTTAAACTTATCAATAGCATCTGTAAATGGAATTGACTTTACAACATCTGAACTATCTGATTTTTTGAAAAAGGGTGAACAATATTTTTCAATGAATGAATACAAACCAAATGGATTGAATAATTACGGAATAAAATTAAAAAATGTAACATATTTTCCAATTGATGTTAGTTTTAGAGTTGATATTGATGGAAGTTTTGATGTTGATGATGTTCGTAAAAATATACAAATTCAAATGAATAAAGTGTATGATTATAGATATTGGGAAGATGGTGATGGTATAGATTGGATTGATTTAATCAATTCTGTAAAATCAATTAATGGTGTCAATAGAGTTTTAGATAATCATTTTTTTCCAAATAAATATACTGAAATACCAAGAGGTCAATTACCAAGGATACGTGGGTTTATGATGATGAATATGAAAGGTGAAATAATAAAAGATTTACAAGGGAATTTGAATCCTATATATTATCCTGCTAAAAATGATTTTGATTATCAATCAACAGTTTTAAAATCTATTTAATATGGAAAAAATACTCAATACAGTCAGTAAAAATGAAATTGATAATCTTAATAATTTATCATCAACTAATGGTAAATTAACCATAGAAACAAATTTTGAAAGAAATGAGGAGTTGAATGATTTTGGTGAAATTCTTGACTTAAATAAAGTATCAACAGACCAAGTTGAAATATTAGACAAAAGAAAGGTTAAAAATGGAATTGAAGGAATTGAATGTGAACTGTTAGTGAATCATTCAAAAGATGTTAGATTTGAATTAGATGTTGATGGAAGTTTGAAAATAACTGATTATAATGTTGAAAAATATGAATTAAATGATTTAGGTGAATTAATAATGAAATTATGATAATAAATAACACATTAACAGAAATAGGAGATGTATTGATAATCTATTCACAAGTAGTTATCAGTTCAAAAGTTAAATTTACAAATTATCAAGATGAAGTTGAAGGTGTTAATTCAAATAGATTTTTTATAAAGAAATTTAGATTTTCATTTGATGGTTTAAACTACTCTGAATGGATTGAATTAAATGATTCAAATTTACAAAATATTGAGGGAACAAGTTATGGACTATTATTTTTTGAATTTAGATATGAAAGAAGTGGTGGTGATAATAGTGGAGTTTTGGTATTTAAAAATGTAAAATTATTTGGTGATGTTATTTTACAAATTGTAAATAATACATCAACATTAGATAGTATTTTTGAGGAGTTATCAAATAATGATTTTTATACACAAGCTGTTAGAAATAATCTTTTGAGAAAAATTTATCATGCTGGAATTTTGCCTAAATTTATTGAGCGTGGTCAAGATGTAGTAGATAATGACTTCATATCACTTTGGTCAGCAGTTTGTATATTTATTTCATATTGTAATGCTTTTGCTGATAATTTTGAGAATATATTATTTAAAAGAAAATATTTGGCAGAATATTTAAAACAAAATAACATTCAATTTGATGATAAAGAAATAACATATAATTTACTTTATTTTTTATCATCTAATTTTTATGATGAAATAAGGAAACGTGGAACATCATTGACTTATAAAAAACAAGGTACAAAACTAATTAATGATTCAATAACGCAGATAGATGGTGAATGGTTAAGATTATTATGTAGAAATCATTATGATGAGTTTTTATTAGAAATTATACAAAAAGAACATTCTGGATTTTGTATTGGAAAATCATCGCCAAATTACAATGGAACTTATTTTTCAAAACAATTAAACAAAACTGAAGAGAATGAATCAGATTTTATTGATTTGTCAAAATACACAATAATTGGAAATCCTTCAATACAAAATGAAGATGGTAAAAATTGTCTATTGATAAATTCAGATAGTGGTTTAGGTTTTGATTTAGATAATCCTGATGAATATGTTTTGATTGAAAAATTAATAAATATTGATGAGGAAGTTGATTATGAAATGACTTTCAATTTTTTAAGAAAATCAGGAAATTCAAATTTAAAAGTAGGTATTATTTGCTATAATAGAAATGGAGTAATTTTACACAATTCTACAATAAAAACAATTGATGGTTTAATTTCAAATAAGATTTTAGATGAAGATTTACAATCAATATCTAAAATAAGTGATTGCTGGTATTCATTCAGAGGGATATTGTTTTCAAAAGGTACTCCTGTAAATTATCTAAAAACAAATTTAAACAAAGGTACAAATTTGATAATAAAAAATAAAACTCAAAAAGTTGAAAAAATAAAATTATCAATATACACTTCAAACTCATCTGCTTTACAATTATTTATACATGATTTTAAATTCAGACCATTAGTGAGAGGAAAAAATATTTCAAAAAAACAAATAAATAAAGCTGAATATTCAGACCCATATATAAAAAATCCTCAATTTTTACAATCAAACACTTTTTGTTTAAATTGGAGAAAAAATAATAATCAAGAAAAAAATGATTTAATGGTTGACAATTTTATTCAAAACTATCTTTTACCATATCAACAAAAGTTAGTATCAATTCCATTAACTCCTTATATTGAAGATAAACAAGTATAGAACAAACATAAATATAGAAAATTATGTCAAAATTAAAAATTAGTGAAAATCTTTTTTTAGAAGTAGCAGAACTCAATAGATTAGTTAAATTTTTAGATGATGATGGCTTTAAAAGACATTTTCTAATAAATACTGATTCATTCGGTTTGGTAAAACAATTCAACATATCTGATATTGGAAATGTAAATATTGAAGATTGTTTTTATGTTGAAAAATCAGGAACTCCATTTGATGAAGTTACTATAAATAAAGGTATTGCTGTTGATTCATCTGCTAATTTGATAATCAACAATTCAACAAAAAATCTAAAAATTCCAAACGATGGTTTATGGTATTGGATAAAAATTAAACACAAATTTTCAAATAATGAAATTGGTAAATTATCAATTGATAATTTAGGTAATGTCGTTGGAGTAAATACAGAATTTACAAAAATATTCAGAGGTCAGCCAAATTTTCCTACAAAAATAAAATTTCTAAATTCTGTAAATGGAAATAGTGATATTTATGAAGTTGTGAAAGTTATTGATGACAACAATATGATTTTACAAGGAGATTTTATAAATGAAAATAATTTAGAATTTGCAGTTCATGGAACTTTTACACCAGGATTTGTTGTAGATAATGATAAAAAATTAATTTATAATTATGATAATGTTGAAATTTCATTAGTTGGTGAAAATCTATTTAATGAGCAACCAAATTTCATTTTTAATAAAGAATTTTATATAGCACGTGTTAAAAATAATGGAGTCAATCTATCATTGGAAGATAAAAGAACAAATTGGTGGCAAACTGAAGCTGTTAATATGTTAAAAAATCTTGATAGGAATTTAGAAAATCCATTAATAGGTGTTGAAAATTTAAAGTGGGATGTAAAAACTTCAACAAGAGCAAAAAACTGGGTTGAACTTGCATTTGGATTTAGATTTTCATCATTCACAATTGATACTTCATCTAAAAGGATTTCAATATTAATTGGACAAGGTGGTGTCTATAAAGATACATCATTTTTTCAAAATGGAGATTTTACTGGTTGGAGATTGTATTCAAAAAATGGAAAGCATCAAACAATAATTGATAGTATTAAAACAGGAACTCAAATTGTTGTAACATTAGATGTTTTAGATATTGATGATTACACATCTGGAGATTTGTTATTCATAACTCCACCTTTTGAAGAAATAGAAATCAGAGTAAGACGTGACGGAGCAATTTTAGATGTAAATGATGCTAATCAAAACTCAATAACAAATGAAGCATTTCCATTTCCAAATATTGAGGAAATACATAATTTTTCAATAAATACTCCACTTGCACGTTTTCAAATTCCTGCTCCTGATGGTTGTTATTTATTCAACTTAACTTATAGATGCAAAATTTTTAATGATTATTCAGATTGGCAATCATTTCCTGATGATTATGTAGGTTTATATAAGGAACGTTCATTTGATGACTATGGTAATTTGAATCCTGAACCTATTGACCGTGAAAGGTTGCCATATAGTGGTCATCCTGAAAATGGTTTTATTAAAGTTTGTGAACATATTTACTCATTCAATAACTTTCAAACAGAAATTGATACAGGTGATAAGTTTGGAGTTTTTACAAGACCATTCTCAGCTGCTGAACCATTGATAAATTTAGTTGTAGGATTAGATAAAAAATATCAACATTTCAAAGGTAATGAATACACTATGGAAAATGATATTTATATCAATTTAAGTAGAAATAATGTAAAAGGAGTTCAATGTCGTGAAGGAAATATTTTTTATATACATATTGAACAATTCATTAATCAAACATCATTTAAAATTAGAATAGTTGAAGATTATGTTAATCCTGTTTCAAATAATCTAATTGCAGAACTGACTGCAAATGATTTGATATATGTTAGAAATAATTTTGAAACTAATTCAAGAAGTGGTTTATTCATAACTTGTACTTTTAATGATTTAGGTCATTGGATTTGTCATTTTGATACTGATGTTAATCCAAAAGGAAGTATTAAAATGTTGAGAAATGTTCCTGCAAATTCTTTTAATTCATCAGGTGTTGGAATTAAAAAAGGATATTTTGGATGGAAGATTATGGAAGATATGTTAGATACATTTCCAATGGGTACTAATAATGTTACTCAAATAGACCAAGTTGGAGGTTCAAACTCAAAAGCAATAACTGTAGACATGTTACCAGAACATGACCACTTTATGTTTGTAAATAATGATAATGGGGGTGGACCAAGTGCAGCAACTGGACATAGTACAGATGGTAATATGGGATATTCTATACATTCTGGAAATGGTGAAGCAAATTCATACAAAACAGGAAAGGCAGGAGGTTCATCAAATCCACAACCAATTGATTTGAGACCAAAATTTTACAAACTTTTATTCATAGAAAAAATAGTGTAATATGATACTTTACTTTTCAGGAGCAAAAAATTATTTAAGTGACCAACGTGATATTAATCAATCACTTGGAGGATATATGTCTTCAACTCCAATACCAAATGGAAGATTGAATGCAATATTTGATGATTTATCAGAATATAAAAAAAATGTAGATTTTAAACAAGTTTTAGCAATATTCATACATAATGATTCAGAAAATGATATTACCAATTTAACAATTGAAAATTTCTATCAAAGAATGTTTGCAGAAAAAACAAATTTGTGTGATTTTGAATTTTCAGTAATTGAACCTACTGATGATGGGCTTATAGAATTGATTGGGAATAAGAATGAGGAACCATATTATGTTGATTGGTTTTCTTGTGAAAGTGTTAAGGAGTTTTGTAAGTTTAAAATAACAACACCAGGAAATATAGGTGAACAAATATCTATTCTTGGAAATACTACAATATTACAACAAATTTCAACAGAGCATAGTACTGAAATGGTTTATCAAGCTGCTAAATTGAATACTGATTTTGTAATTGAAAGAAATGATTTGGAAATAATTATAACAAGAAAATCAAAAGAAATATTAAATAATGATATTCAATTTTCAACAAATGGATTAATGACTTTAACAAACCAAAATTTTTCAAACGGATTAAATGGAAAAGTTTTAATTGCCGATGTTCTTGAAAAACAAAAAAGTTTAGGTTTGTGGATAAAAAGAAAAATCAATAATGAAAATTTATTAAAATTGAAATCAAATTCTTGTGATATAGAAAATAAACTAAAATCTATAAAAAAAGAATTAATTGAGATTGAATTTGATTTTGTTGAGCCATAAAATCATTTTGTATTTTGGTTTAAATAGTAAAATCACATATTTATACGGAGTTGGAAGATATTATTTTGTCTTCCAACTTTTTTATTTAATTGAGTTAATCAGCTATCAAAGTTTTTATATATGTGTTAAAATCACAGAGCACTTTTTGGGGAATTGTGTGCCTGTGATGCCTCAAATGATGTAATAATCATTTTTATCCTTAATACTTTTCATACAGAACTTAATTTTACATTAAGGGGGAAAGGGGGATTTGTCTTTATGACCTTAATTTCTGCAATAATAATTTTAAAAAATCATCAGAGCATGATAACAATAACAAGAGTGAATTTACATAGGTGCAAGTTTGAATTCATAAAAAATAGTGAAAAAAGGATTATTGATGAAGTATTTAAAATTTTCATTGATGGAGCCATATTTTCAGATAAGTACAAGGAAGTTGATGAAAATGGCAAAAGAAAATGGGATGGTTTTCATACTTTTTATGATAAAAATCAGTTTTTTGACTTTGGACTTTTGAATGAATTAACAAATCACCTTAAAAAAAATAAAATAAGATTTGAATACAAAGATAGGTTCAAAGATAGATTTATAATTGAAGATTTACAAATTTCAAAAGAAATGCGTGAATATCAATCTGAATCAATTGTAGAATTTTTCAAATCAAATATAGGGATAATAATTGTTCCAACAAGAGGAGGAAAGACATTCATAGCATCTGAAATATCAAGATTGATGACTACAAGCATAAAAGATTTTAAAATTTTGTTTTATGTTGATTCAGTAGATTTATTCAATCAAGCTGTTGGAGACATATCAGACTATTTAAAAATTACAAAAGATGAAATTGGAATAATTAATTCAAGAAAAATGATTTTCAAAAATATTAATGTTGCAATGATTCAAACTTGTGTTTCAATATTTTATGGAAAATCTAAAAATTTACAAAAAAGAAAGGATTTAACAAAATTTCTAAACAGTGTTGATTTTTTGATTGTTGATGAAATTCATGACCAATCATCTTTAAAAAGAAAAAATTTATTTAAAAAATGTAAAAAATTGAAATTTCAATTAGGTTTATCAGCTACACCATACAAACAATTAGATTTAATGTCAGCAATGAAGACAAAAGGTTTTTTTGGTGATGAATGTTATAGAGTTCAAAAAACAAGACTTCAAAAGGAGGGTCATTTATCTATTGATAAAGCAATCTTGATTGGAAATGAAGTTGATACTGATGAGGGTGAAACTTATCATGAGTTATTGACTAATCAAATTCATGAAAATGAAAAAAGAAATCAAATAATATATTCAATAATAAAAATTTGTAAAAAAAATAGGTGGAAAACACTTGTTCTATTTAATTCAAAAAAGCATGGTAGATTAATTTCAACAAGAATTGATGAGAAATTTATTTGTGGTGATGACTCAACAGAAGTTAGGAATATTGAAAAAAATAGATTTTTGAAAGGTATTGGTAAGATTTTAATGGCTTCAAATATCTACAAAAAAGGAATAACATTACCAGAAGTTGAAGTTGTATTTTTAGCAGATGGAGGTTTTGAAGGAACTAATATTATACAAAAAATTGGACGTGTTTTAGGTTCAACAGAAAAAAAGAAAAAAAGTATTGTTATTGATATTTTAGATATTGGAAGCAAATATTTTAGTGAACATAGTTTAAATAGGTTACAAATATATGATGAGGAGATTGGTAAAAAAAGGATTGAGATTTATGAAAAGTTAGATTTACCAGAAATTGAGTCATCAATAAAAGAATGGTTAAGTGCAAACAAGTAGAACAGAATTTAGGAAAATCGTAGATTATTTCAGAGAGTATTATCAAACTGTAACAAAAAATAAAGATTATAAAGTTACAATGACTGATAATAAAGCAAAACTTGTTGAAAATTTTATAATATCTTTTAAAAATCATTACAATACAAATTTACTTCAAGATGATATTTTAAAAAAGTATTTTGATTATCAATTCAATTATTGGTATAAAAAAGATGCTAAATATGGAAAAGGAACATCTATACAGCTTGAATGGATATTAGGAAAACAAGCAATAAAAAGATGGATTGATGTTGACAAAAAACATTTAAGTTTTATTGTAAGAAAAAATTTGAAGAAACATAATGATTTTTCAAAAATAAAATTAAAAAAGAAATCTAAAAATTTAAAAATTTACACTGAACTAAATGAATTTGAGGAAAATAAAAAGTCAAAGTTTTTAAATAAAGATATTGGATTGGAATATTGTTTACAAAATACTAATATGTATAATCATAAAAGTTTGAATTGTGTTTCTTGTAATTTTAGAAATGATTGTAAACAAAATTTAAAAGTTATTTATCCTATAATTTTTAAAATTAGAGGTTATGAGTGATTTAATTGGTAAAAGATTTAATAAAAGTATGACGTTTCATGAATCAGCAAAAATTCTTGGAACAAGTAATGTAAAGCTGTTAGAATTTTTAAGACAAAATGAAATTGTTTTTAAAGATAATGATAGGAATTTACCATATTCAAAATATCTTAATATGGGTTGGTTTGATGTTATTCAAGCCGATGTTGAGAATAAAACTTTTTCAGCAGTAATACCTATTGTTAGAATAACATCAAAAGGTTTTGAAAATATAAAAATATTGTTTTTAGACAAAGGTGATGAATATTTGAACTTTTATACAGAAAATAATTTTATGTTTTATGTTGAAAAGTTTATAATTAATAAGATGTTAAAATTAGGTTTTAAAGTTGATTTAAAAAACAAGATTGATTTTATTAAAAAAAATACTATCACTTATAATAAACACAACACAACCTCATATACCATATTTTTATTTGGAGATAATGGAGAAAAGATAAATTTAATAACGTATGATACAAAAAATAAAACAATAAAGAAATATGAGTGACAATACCGCATTATCTGATACTTTTGTAGTTGAATTATTTAAAGCAGCTTTCAAAAATGAAAAACTTTTTGAAGTTTTAATAAAACATTTAAAATACTCATATTTAACATTTGATTATGAAAAGAAATTTTGGAAGGAGTGTATAAACTCATTTTATGAAAAAAATCACCCTCCAACACTTGGATTAGTACAAGCAAGATTGAGAAAACAAAATGATGTTGCTGACTTTATAACAGAAATAAGAACTGCTGATGATGTAAATTTAAAAGATTTATATGTAACATTTGAGGAATATATAAAGGAAAGTTTATATGTTGAAGCATTTGAAAAATCTGCTGAACTTTATAATAGAGGAGAACAAAATCAAGCACTTGAAACCTATAAAACAGGTGCTAAAAAAATTGAGTCATTTTCTATTCAAGACAAGATATATGAAAAACTTTTTGAAGATTTTGAAGAACGATTTTCAGACAGAACTAATCCTGAAGAACATAATGAAAAATGTCCATTCTATATTGATGAACTTGATGAGCAAACTATGGGTGGAGCAGAGAGGGGTGAATCCGTACTTTTTTTGGCTGAATCAGGAATAGGAAAATCTCAATTATTAGTACATATTGCAGTAAGAACAGCTGCAGCTGGAGATAATGTAATGTTTTTTCAAATTGAAGGAACTAAAAAACAAGTCCTAACAAGAATGGATGCTGCTTGGTCAGGACTTCCATATCATGATGTGAAAATAGGTAGATATTCAGGAAATGATAGTGTTGCCATAAAAAGACGTGCTAAAATCAATACTGCTATTAAGAAAATGAAAGGAGAAGTTTATATTGAAGCATTTGAGAAGTTTGGTGGAATAACAACTATGGGGATAAAAAATTCTATTCGTGAAGCAAAAAAACTTTATGGTGACATAAAAGTTGTTTGTATTGACTATTTAGAATTGTGTGATTTAGATGATGGAATTAAATGGACACCAAACATGGAACGTTTCAGACAACAAAAAATTGCACAACATTTTAAAGAAATTGCGATGGAGGAAAATGTAGCAATATTTACAGTAACACAAGCATCAAATTTATCATCTGATTTAAAAAATGACCCAAGTTTTTGTATGACCAGAGAATTTTTATCAGAAGACAAAGGGAAAATTCGTCCATTTGATTTTTTCTATACATTGAATCAAACTTGGGATGAAAAGAAAAACAGAAACGAAAAAAATGAACCTGCTTCAATTATTAGAATGTTTGCTGACAAAATTCGTGATTATGACTCTGGTCAAGTTACTCATATAGTTACAAATTTCAAAAGGTCAAGATTTTATGATAAAAACAGAACTGTTGAATATGTTTTAAATTTAGATTGATATGACTATACCACAAAGTGATTTAGAAAGTTTATTTGAAGCATATAGATTTGGAAATAATGGTGAGATGATAACAACTTGCCCTTATTGTTCAAAAGAAAAACATTTTTATATAAATAGAAAAACACAACTTTTTGATTGTAAGAAATGTGGTGAAGATGGTAATATAATTAAATTGTTAAATTTTCTTGGTAAATTGTATTTACTTGGTGACTTTAAAAGTATTGAAAGAAACAAAATAAAACTTTTAAGTGAATTCACACAAAATGAAATAATAACAGATTTAACAACTCCAATAAGAAAATTACCAATAGGATTCAAAAGGATTTTTGAAAATGATTATTTAAAAAGTAGAAAACTTGTAAAAAGAAATTTTGAAGACAATATAATAGGTATTACAAATTTGAAACCTACATTAAAAAATTACATAATTTTCAGTATTGATGAACTTGATGGTTGCAAAGGTTTTGTATCAAGATTTACAAAACCAATACCAAGTGATATGAAAAACATCATATTAAGATATAGAAATGACAAAGGTTGTAATTTTTCACATTTACTTTATGGATTTGAAAAAATAAATAAAAGTACAAAAACACTTATTTTAGTTGAAGGGTTGATTGATAAGATAACACTTGATAATTATTTAAGATTAGATTTACAAAATGAAATAAAGTCAGTTGCGACTTTTGGAAAAAAAATTTCACAATTTCAGATATTAAAGATGTTAGAGGCAGGTATTGAAAACATAATTTTAGTTTTTGATTATGATGCTATCAAAGAAATGAAAAAATACGGAATTGAGTTGAATAATTACTTCAACGTTTTGATTGGATTTACATTTTCAAAAGATATAAATGATTCAACTGAAAAAGAAGTCAATTTAATTTTTGATAATTTAAAAACTGTTAATGAATTTAACAGGAAAACTGTAAAGATGTTATAATATGAAAAAAAGTAGGGATATATCCATTTTAGATTTTTTAGAAAATTTACAACTTGAATATTTACTTTATGAATTGCGTTCAAAAATCTATCTTAAAAAAGATAATAAGCAAAAGTATAAAGAAATAATGCAATTCAAGGAGGATAAGATTTTTGATATATGTTCTAAAAACAATTTAAGAAACATTTTTAATGATGGTGAAATTCTACAAGAAATTGAATCCAAGTTTTATAATGAATTTGGAAATCCAAAGGAAATGACTAATCGTGATAAATATTTTTATTATTTAATAGGTAGTGATTTTTCATATAATGGTCAAGGTGTTAAATTGTTATCATATAATTTACAAAGTTATATTGCTACAATAGAGTTAAAAAATAAACAAAGTTTAAATGTTGATTTGAATTTCATAAAAAGAATTTTGTAAATTTTCCAATAAAATAAACACTTTGTAAAAAAAGTTTGAAAATTTACAAAAAAAGTTTGAAAAAAATTTTGTTTGTATTGTAAATTATTAGTACCTTTACCCAAGAATTAATTTTTAATTGTAAATATTTTTAAAATGGACAATAATAAGAACGAAATTAAACAAGTCAAAAAGACTATAATTTCACAGAGAAACACCCAAGTTGTAATTGAAAAGAAAATTACTGTTAAGGTAGGTGATAAGATTGAATACATTTCAAACTTTGATGATTCAGGAAATATAAAAGATTATAGTTTATATCATAATGATGATATGATTTGTAAACTTAAAGAAGATGAGTTGATTGAGTTTATAGAATTATTCATGCAAAATCCTATCTAATATGAGAAAAGTTGATGAATTTTATAATAAATTTGCACATCTTGCTGATTATTATGCTTCAAAAATTTGGAAAGAGGGGAATATTGGAATGGAAAGAGAAGACATTAAACAAGAAATGCGTATCAAATTATTTTTAGCAATTAAAAGTTATGCTAAAAAATGGCAAGAGTATAAAGAAACTGGAAAATGTAAACCTATTCCTATTGAGTTTTATTTAAAAACAACAATGATTAACAAGTCCAGAGACTTCATAAAAGAAATTTCAAAAGCAGACTTTGTTTGTATTGATGATATGAAAATAAATAATTATACTCATTTAGATACTGTTGAAATTTCTAAAACTGAAATAAAAGTAGGGAATCAAAATTTAACTGAACTTTTTGAAGATGTTGTTCAAAAAAGATGTATGAAAGCATACTTTATAAATAATTTTGATTTGAAAAAAGTTATTGATTTTTCAGATAAGTTAGTATCAAATAATGTAATACAAAATGCTTACAATCAAGGTAAAATATCATTCATCAAAGATACGGAAAATCAAATTTTAAAAGATAAAAAGAATTTTGTAAAGGAATTGGTTAATGATGGGCTTGAAAAAATAAAATCATTTCTACAAGAATAAAATTTACAGAGTTTATAATTACAAACAATAAATATTAAAATAGTATTAACATAATTAAATTTAGAAAAATGGCAACAAAGTCAAAAAAATCGGAAAGTGCAAGTTTATCAAAAGAACAAATTGCACAACTTAAACAAATTGGAATTACAGGTTGTAAAACTGAAGCTGATTCAAGAGAAAAAATGGTTGAAAAACTTGCTGAGCAAGGTATTGAAGATGAAGGAGAAACTTGGGAGGAATTACTTGATATTAGTATGACATTATTTGCTGATGAAGTAGATAATGATGAACTTGCTGAAGAAATTGCTGAAGAGGAAACAAAACCTGCTAAAAAATCTTCAAAGAAACCTGCTCCTGTTGAAGAGGAAGAAGATGGCGATGAAGAAGAAGATGGCGATGAAGAAGAAGATGGCGATGAAGAAGATGGTGACGATGATTCAGATGATGATGATGATTCAGATGATGACGATGATGAGGAAGAAGTTGTTGAAACTAAAAAATCTTCAAAGAAATCTTCAAAAGTTGAAGAAACTAAAAAATCAACATCTAAAAAAGAAGTTGCAAAAGTTGAACCAAAAAAGAAAAAAGAAAAAACTGCATCAGGCAAAAGATTGAATCCGAAGGATAATTCAGATGATGCTGCAAAATATGATGTTTTCAAAAATGCAATATCTAAATTAGGAGATTTTGCTTTGAATTATCTTACAAATGGAGGTTTTTCAGTAATCCATAATGGTGAGAACAGTAAAAAAGTTTTATTATCTTTTGACTCTCCTAAATTAACTGATGATGGAATAATCGGAAGAGTTTATATTCCAACTTTGCGTGATGAAGACAAACTATCAGAATTGTTTGGTGATGATTTTGAAATCAAAACATCTTGGTCAGGAAATAAATTAGTTACAAATTATCCTTTGTCTAATTTAGTTGAAACTTTAAAATCAAATGCTGATGAGTTCAAATCAATTCTTGGAGGAATCAAGAAAAAAGATGAGAAGTTAGGAAAAAATCGTGCAAAGATGGAAGAGCAATTAAAAGAAACCAAAGACAAAAAAGTTGCTGATATAAAATCAAAATCTAAAACAACATCTAAAAAAGAAGTTGAAGAGGAAGTTGAAGTTGTAAAAACAAAATCCAAAAAGAAAAAATAATTTTTAACAACTAATTTAAAATCTCCTTATGAAAATAAGGGGATTTTTTTATTACCAAAGTTTATTATTTAAAGTATAATTAAAATCATAATAACATGAAATATCAAATTGTTAACAATTCAGGTCAAGTTGAAAATTTTTCAAAATTTTATCCATATCTTAATAAATTTTTATTTGAGAATGGAGATTTTGTTGAAAGTAGAAATGGTAATACAAAAGAAGTTTTAAATTTCAAAACAGAAGTTTTGAATCCATATAAAAGATGCGTTGGTAATAATGAAAGAAATATTAATATTTTCTTTTTACTTGCTGAAGCAATGTGGATTTGGACAGGGAAAAAAGATGTAAAATTTTTAGAAATTTTTAATACTCAAATGAAGGAATATTCAGATGATGGTAAAAATTTTCATGCTCCTTATGGTTTTAGAATGAGACATTATGGTGTATCATCATTTGATAACATTAGACCTACAAATGAAGAAAATAATCATGCAGTGAGTCAATTAACCACTGGAATAGACCAAATTGAACTATCACTTGAAGAATTAAATAAAAATCCTGAGTCAAGGAGAGTTGTAATTTCAATTTGGAATGCTGAATTAGATTTATGTAAAATATCAAAAGATTTACCATGTAATGATTTATTGATGTTGAAAATAAGAAATGGTAAATTACATTCAACAATATCAAATAGGAGTAATGATTTACATTGGGGATTACCTACAAATATTTTCCAATTCAGTTTTGTTACAGAAATCATGACAAAAATTCTTGGTATTGAATTAGGTACTCAAACTCACAATTCACAATCACTACATTTTTATTTAGAAAATCCAATTGCTGATAATATGTATTCAAATATTCAAATTCAGCCAAACTTTACAGATTTGTATGATATTTCTGAACCTTTGAAAATTGATATGAACTTTTTTGATTGCTTAACAATTCAACAAAAAATAAAAAAAGTAGATTATTTCATGAATTTAATAATAAATTCAATATTGAATGATGAAAAGATTGAAACAATAAAAATAGGTGAATTAAAAAACTTTTCAAGTTATTTGCTTTTTGTTTATCATTTACTTTGGATTTATAAGGATTATAAGTTTTCTAAAAAAACTGATGTTTTGAGAGCAAAAAATATTCAAGCAATCAAAGAAATTTTTTCAAATGATTTTGGAGGTACTGATATTTATACATTAGCACTTAATTTTTTTGCATCAAAGTTAGAAAATAATAATGATAACATAATTGGAAAATTGTAATGGGTGATTTGCAAAAATGGATTGATAAAAATAATATAATTTGCCAAAATGAAGATGGGTTAATAACTATTGAGAATTTTGGCAAATTCTTATTTATACAAGAAAAAAATGGTAAAATAATCAGTGATGATTATTCAATAATTTTAACAGATGATGAGTTTGATTTTATTGAAGAAAATAAAATTGAATTTGTATTATTTAAGTGGGGAACAAGATTTTATTATTGTGAAACTTCAAAAAGAAAAAAGAATGAATATAATGAAGAAGTAATAATACCAAAATTTAATAATTTTAGAAATATTGGAAATTATGAATCAAACTTTAAAGAAATTGATTTTGTAAACCTATCAATACATACAGGATATGAGCTACTTAATGGAAGTGGTGATGCTCAAGATTATGTAAATAAAGCATATTTTTTTAAACAAAAAAGTTTAGCAATTTCTGAAAAAAATACATTAGCAGGAACTTTATCATTTCAATTATCTTGTGATAAAAAAGGAATAAAATCAATACTTGGACAAACAATAACTGTTGCTTATAATTATAATGAAAAAGATGAACATCATGATTTATATGAATTAAAATTATATGTAAAAGATAAAACAGGTTGGCAAAATTTATTGAGAATATCAAAACAAATAAATGTAGATTTTGCTTCATTCATACCTTTTGATAATTTAAAAAATCATACAAAAGGTTTAATTTGCGTTATTCCTTTTGATAGTTATTTTAACAAAAATATTGAAAACAAAAAATCAAAAATAGAATTAAAGAAACTTCAAGAACTTTATGATGAATGTTTCTATCAGATTGATTTTACAGAATTTAATGATGACTCATTAGATATTGAAAGATTGAATAAAATAAAGTATTATTTTAACAATTATTATAAAAAAATACAACCTGTATATATTGAAGATGTTTTTTATGTTGACTCAATAGATAGTGATGTAAAGTCATTATTAAATAAAGTTGATAGGAAAGCAATACCATCATCAAAAAATCAATATTTAAAATCTATTGATGAAATCATTGAAAAATACTATGATCTATTCAGTGATGAAAATAATAATATATCAAAATTTTTCAAATCAATAAATAATACAAAAAAATATCTGAACTTTGTAATTTTAGAATTGATACTGGAAATCATAAATTACCAAAATTTGAAGTTGAAGACACTTTGAAACTTTATAGTGAATTAGTTGAGGATGGTTTCAATAGGAAAGTAAAAAATGAATTCAAAGGTGATAAAGAAAAAATAAAACTTTACAGAGCAAGACTTGATGAAGAGAATGATGTAATTGTAGGTGCAGGATTTGTTGATTATTTCTTAATACTTTGGGATATTATCAAATGGGCAAAGGAAAGTGATATATTAGTTGGGCCAGGACGTGGTTCTGTGGGTGGTTGTTTGATTGCTTATTTATTAGATATAATAGAGATTGACCCAATCCAATATAATCTTTTATTTGAGCGTTTTTTAAATAAAACAAGGGTGAGTGGTGAAAGAGCAAAAGCAGCTGATTCACTTCCAGATATTGATATTGACTTTGAAGGAAGTAGAAGACAAGATGTGAAAAGATATATTGAACAAAAATACGGTTTAAATTTTGTTTGTTCAATTGGGACGTATGCAAGACTGAAAACAAAATCAGCAATAAAAGATTTTGCACGTGTAAAAGGATTAGATTTTCAAAAAGTTAATTTTGCAACACGTGAGATACCAGATGATGTAGATTATGATTGGTCAGATTTATTTACAAATGGTTTAAAGAAAAAAGTTTTAAAAGACTTTGTTCAGGAAAATGTTGATATTTGTGAAATAATGAAAGCACCACTTGGACAACCACGTTCATCTTCAATACACCCATCAGCAGTAATCATAGTTCCAAAACAAGATGAAGATGGAAATGAAGTTGAGATTTACGATTGGATGCCAATAAAGAAAATTGATGGACAAATTGTTTCAGAGTGGGAAGGAAAATATATAGACAGAGCAGGTTTTTTGAAGGAAGATATTCTTGGTATAGCACAACTTGATAAATTTAGATATATTTTAAATTTAATTCATGAAAATTATAATGAAAAAATAAACTTAAATAAAATTCCTATTTATGATGAAAAGGTTTTTGAGTATTTTTCAAATGGTTGGAATGAAGATGTTTTTCAATTTGGAACTTATGGTTTGAAAAGTTATTCAATCAGAGTGAAGCCAGACAATATTGAAGATTTAATTTCAATGAATGCTTTGTTTCGTCCTGGCCCAATGGATTCAAAAGCACATGATACTTTTGTTGAAATAAGGAGAGGAAAAAAGAAACCAGAGTTTGATTATGGCTTAAAAGAAGTTACAAAAAACACTATGGGGTTGTATATCTATCAAGAGCAAGTAATGCAAGCAGTACATGTTCTTGGTAAATTAACATTATCTGAAGCAGATGAATTAAGAACTGCAATCAAAAAATTTGACAAAGTAAAAATGCAATCAGCAATGGAGAAATTTCTTCAAGGTGCTCAAGATAATGGTTGTTCATTAAAGGAGGCAAATAAAATATGGGACAAATTAAATGCTTTCAGTAGTTATGGTTTTAATAGGTCACACGCTGCTGCATATTCATTAATGGGTTATTGGAGTCAATGGTTAAAAGTACATTATCCTTTGGAATTTTTTACAGCAAGTTTAAATTTTGCTGATGAAAAAATTGAAATTCCAAATAGAATTTCTGAAATAAAGAAAATAAGAAATGGAATAAAAGTTGCTGGTGCTGATATTAATAAGTCAGACATAAGATTTACATCAGACATAAATTTAAAGAAAATTTATTGGTCACTTACAAAAATAAAATTTGTTGGTGAGGTTGCTGTTAAAGTTATTCTTGAGGAAAGAAAAAATGGAAACTTTTTTTCAATTGAAGAATTTTACAAAAGGATAAATAAAACAAAAGTTAATAAAAAAACAATGTTGTGTTTAATACTTGCTGGAGCATTTGATGAGGTAGGTAGTGAAAATGTTTCTATGGAAAATCACAACAAACCAAGAAATAGATACAATTTATTGAAAGCATTTTTTGATTTAAGAAACGAAAAAATTCCTGATGATATTGAGAATGATAAGTATAAAAACATGAATTGGTTTTGGATAAAAAGACAAAAGGAATTAACAGGTCATGGCGATATTGACTATAAAATTTTAGTTAGAAAAAAATGGCCAAATGAAAAATTTGCATCAAAAATGTATATTGATGGAGATGATTTTACAAATAAAGTTTTAGAAAAAACTGAATCAAGAAAAGTGATATTAGCAGGAGTAATTTTTTCTTTAAAAAAGAAAATGTCTAAAAATGGAGAATATGCTTTGATTGAATTACAATGTAATAATTCAATAATAATTGTACATCTTTGGAATGATTATTGGGACAATAAAAAATTCAAATCAAAGTTATTAGAATTGGAAATAAATAAAAAAATGTTTGCAATATCTGGAGTTATGAAATTTGATAGTTGGAAAAACAAAAATGTTTGTTTTGTAGATGATGAAACAAAAATAATAGATTTAATATGAAAAATTTTTTTAGTGAAATACTTTTTGACCAAGATTTTGACCAATTAAATAATATGGTTAGATGGAATGGTGTTAATAGGATAAAAGATGAAACTGTTGCTCATCATTCATTTATGGTTACTTGGTTTACAAGATTAATAGTTGAAGAAGTATTTACAGATAATACTCCAAAACTTATAGCGACAACTTATTCAATATTTCATGATTTTGATGAAATATTTACAGGTGATATTTTACATACATTAAAGTATAATGATATAAATGGAGAGCAAATAAAAAATGAATTAGATTTATATTTAAAAAGTAGAATTAACCACAAATTTCCAATCAATACAACCAAAACTAATGATTTATTGAATAATACTTTACTAAAAAAAGATATACCAATATACATATCTAAAATAGTGAAAATTTCGGATTGGTTATCAATGCAATTTTATCTTCAAAAGGAAATTGATTTAGGTAACAGAAGTGTTATTCCTTTAAGGGAATATTGTATTGAGCAATTAAAAAAATCAATACAAAGTTGTTTAGTTGAATTAGAAAATCAAAATGAATATATTGTTAATTTAAAAATCTTTAAAAATGAGTGATTTAATAAAAAAACTTGAAGAGTCAAACAGGTCAAAATATGGTGAAAAGGAGTTTGACCAAATTTCTGAAAATTATAGAATAAATAAGGAAAGTGGCGACATCTGGTGTGCTGAAAATGTTAAAAGATACCTAAACAGATTCAAACGTCTTGGAAGTACCAAAGCAAATAATCTTACAGACTTATATAAAGCAAAGGATTATTTAGAACGTATGATTGAACACAATGAAAAACTTCAAAATAATTCTGAAGAAGTTATTGAAAATTTTAAACAACAATAATCATGACAAAAAAATTAGTTTTCACAATAGGTGATAGAATGGTTAAATTTAAAATGGAAGAATTTCAAGACAATGTTGATATTGACAAACTTTTGAAAATTGACTATGGTAATTTAGTTGCTGAGTTAATAACATTTCCTGTTATACTTAATAAAATAGGGATACTTGACGCTGAAATGAGTAATGAATTAAGATTAGCAAAATTAAATTTTGAAATAAGAACAGCAAAACTTTCAAATGAGTTGCGTGAAAAATTAACTGATGAAGATGAAAAAGGGAAAGTTAAGAAACCAACTGTTGCTGAATTAGAAGATGCTTTGACTTCAAACAAAGTTTATATAAAATATCAAAAAGATTATTTTGAAAGTCAAAAACAAAAAGATTATATCAGCTCAATATATAATGCTGCAAAATCAAAATCTGACAAACTTGATAAACTATCTTTAACATTGAGAGCTGGTGATATTGATGAGCAATTAGTACAAAAACAATTCAATAATCTTTATTACAAAATAAAGAAAAATGAAGATGAATAATAATCAATAATTAAATTTTATAACAATGGCAAAAAAAGTAACGGATACAAAATCCAAAAAATCTGATTCAGGAGGCAATTCAAAATTAGATGAATTGCGCAAAAAAATGAAAAAAAATGCACCATCTTTAAAAGCAATAAAAAAGCAAAATGATGAAGATGATGCAGTTGTAGGTACAAAAGGAAATAGTGAATTTCTTGAATTTGTAGATGGTAAAACTGTAAAATTTAGATTTTTACCACCTCACAATGATGATATGAAAAATTTCTTTTTATTAAGAAAAAGATATTGGCTACCATTTGAAAAACAAGATGGTTCAATGAGTAGAACAACAGTCCTTGATTCAATCAGACATGGTGGAACTGAAAAGGATATTTGTGATGAGTTTATCAAACTTGCAAAAAAATTAAACAAGGGTGATGAGAAAAAACTCAAAAAAGTAACAGATGCCTATAATAATGGATTAGCAGCAGAACACATGTGGTTGGCTTATGCTATCTCAATTTTAGGTGAGAAACGTGAACTTGGAATTTTACCTTTCAAAAAAACTGTTCGTGATGAAATTAACAAAATAAATTTTGTTGAAGAAGATGATGAACCAGTTGAAGCAGTAGATACTTTTACAGGTGAGGGTTATCCTTTATTGGTTAAATATAACTCAAAACCAAACAAGAAAAAAGGTGAAGAGTATTACACTTGCAATCTTGGTAAAAATGTTGTTGAATTAACAGATGATGAAATTTTAAAATGGGGTGATGCCAAACCACTTGATGAAATTTATCTTAACTGCTATACAATGTCAGATTTTGAAAGAGCACTTGAAGGATTGAGAATATTCGATGAAGAAAATGAACTTGGTGTTTTTGATGATGATAGATGGGAGGAAATTGTAGAGGAAGTGAAAGCTCAATATGAAGATAGTGAAGAAGATGATGATGAACCTAAAAAATCTTCAAAAAAGAAACCATCAAAACCTGCTGCAAAGAAAAAAGTTGAAGAGGAAGACGATGATGACGATGATGACGATGATGACGATGATGACGATGATGACGATGATGAATCAGAAGATGACGATGATGACGATGATGAATCAGAAGATGACGATGATGACGATGATGACGATGATGACGATGATGATGCTTTGAAACGTATCAAAGATAAGTTAAAAAATTCAAAATCAAAAAAGTAATCATTTTAACAAAACCCAAAGCCAGTTGTATAAATAATTACTGCTGGCTTTTTTAATATTAATAAATTATGAAAGGTATTATTGAAAAATTAGTTAGTAAATTCAATTCAGATGATGCTGTAAAATTTTCTGAAAAGGATAATTTTAAAGAAAATAAAAGTTGGGCATCGACTGGTTGTCCAGAACTTGAATACAATCTTGGCATACTTGGTTTACCAACAGGAATAATTGAAATCGCAGGAGTATCACGCTCTGGTAAAACAACACTTGGACTTGTTGCAATGTCAAATTTCTTAAAAAAGGAAAAGGATGGTATTGCAATTATACTATCATCTGAAAATCGTGATAATAAGGATTATGCTGTCAGATTAGGAATTGACCCAGAACGTGTAATGATTTTGAAAATTAGATATGTTGAAGACATGTTTATGAAAGTTAAAAAAATAATTACAGACACAAAAGATATTTTTCAATCTGAAAAACTTGGAACTCCAAAATTCTTTTTTCTTTGGGACAGTTTAGGTGCAACACTATCAAAAGCAGAACTTGACACTATGGAAGAAAATACAGACATGATGGAAAAGAAAATGGCAAAAGGTGAAGAATTAGAAAAAATGAAACATGAAAAATTAGGAGCATTTGCTAAACCAGCAAAAATGTTTGCTAAATTTTTAATTGGAGAAATGTATGACAATATAATCCACTTTATAATCCTTAATCATGTTTATGATACGATGGGTGGACCAGTATCTGGTAAAAAATCAGGAGGTGGTAATTGGGTTGAATTTATGCCTTGTATAAGATTAAGAACTGCATTGATAGGTCATGAAAAACTTGATGAAATAGAAATTGCTCAATTTACTGAAGTCAAAGTTATTAAAAATGATTTTGGAAGTAGGAGAAAAACAGTTGTTGAAATATTGTTAGGGAAAGGTTTTGTTTTAAGTCAAAATGATATTGAATTTGCAATAGAAAAAGGAATTTTGAAAAAAGAGGGTGTAAAAAAAGTTTTATTTAATGATAAACTATCTTGGAACTCAAAAAGAACTTTTTACAAACTTTATGAAGAACAACCTAAAATGATGGAGATAATCAGCAAGAAAATTCAATCAGCAAGACATAAAGATATTTTAGATGAAAGATATGATTAAACCAATCGCAGTATATTTAACAGATACACACTTAAAAGAAAATAATCATGATTTAGTTTTTGATATTTTCAAACAGTGTGTATCTGTTTGTTTAAAAAATAAAGTAAAAAGAATATTTCATGCAGGAGATTTTTTTACAAGTAGAACATCTCAAACTTTATCAAACCTGTTAAAGTTTTGTGAAATTCTTGATTATCTAAATGAGAATAATATAACATTATATGGTATTCCTGGAAATCATGATAAAACAAATCAAGATAGTGAAAAATCTTATTTAGATGTTTTTCATAAATATGATAATTTTAAAATAATATCTAATGAAAAATGTTTTACTTTTGACTCAATTACAATTGGCTTTTTACCATTTTTTACTGAAAGTTATATAAGTAGATTGAAATCATTAGAAGTTAGTGCTAAAGCAAAAAAAACTCCTAAAAATTTACTAATAACTCACACATCATTTAATGGTGCTATAAATAATGACGGTTCAGTAGTTGATGAAGCAATTTCTACAAAATCAGTTAGGTTTTGGGATAATGTTTTAGTTGGACATTATCATGATTCAAACTCCTTTAAAAATATAAACTACACAGGTTCATCATATCAAGCAAATTTTGGAGAACGTATTGATGACAAAGGTTTTCATATGATTTATTCTGATTCAACTACTGAATTCATACCATCAAATTTTCCAAAGTTTATAAAAGTGAAATTAGATATTAATGATGATGTTGAAAATGAAATTGAATTATTAACAAACAATGGTCAAGAAAATAATATAAGATTTATTTTTCAAGGTGATAAAACAAATTTACACAAGATTGATAAACAAAAACTTGATGATTTAGGAATAGATGTAAAGTTTGAATTCACAGAAGTTAATGAGGAGATTTTAAAAGTTGAGAATGGAGATTTTAATTCAATGTCTAAAAAAAATATTTTAAGTTATTTCAATGAATATTGTAAAATTCAAGATATTGAAAAAACAAAAAAATCAAAAGGTTTAAAATTTTTATTAAAATGATAAGATTAAATGATATTTGTGTAATAAAAGATGGTGGTTTTTATGATGGCTTCAAATGTAAATTACTTTGGATAAGTGAAAAGAAAATCATAACTTCAGGAAATGGAAGATATCATCAAGCACATGTTTCATTACTAAAAAATAATAAAAAAATAAATACCATTTTTGAATTTTTAAAAGATGAAGATGATTATGGTAATTTGTCAAAATTAGATTTGATAAAAAAGATAAAAAATAATGATAAAAAAGCAATAAAATATTATATTTTAAAATATAAACATAAACCAAAATTCAATGTGGCAACCAAATAAACTACATATAAAAAATTTGATGACTCATCATGATACTCAATTTAATTTCAAAAGAAATAAAAGTATCATGATTTTCAGCAAAAATAAAACTGACTCTGGTGCTGATAGTAACGGTGGAGGAAAATCTACATTGCTTGAAGGGATAACATTAGCAATAACAGGAGAAACGAACAGAGGTGTGAATAAAGATGGATTCATAACAGATGGTTTTGATGATTGTTTTATTGAACTTAATTTATCAAATAATGTTGGTGATGTTGAATCATTATCTATAAAAAGATGGTTTTTCAGAAATAAGTCATCAAAGATTGAGTTGTTTGAAAATGGAAAAAAAAATAAACAAATAACATCTGTAAATGAGGCAAATAAACGTATCTATGAATTGATTGGATTAAGTAAGGATGATTTATTACATTTTTTTCTTGTTGGACAGGAAACATCATATTCATTTTTAACTGCTAATGATAATGATAAGAAATCAATAATAAGTAGATTTTCAGACATATCTTTTATTGATGAAAAAATAAATGAATTAAAATCAAAAAGAAAACTTGAAGAGGAAAATCTTGATAGTGTTTTATCAAAAATACAAAAATGTGAAAACAAGATTGAATTCATAAAAGAACAAATTGAAGAATTAAAAGAAAATTTTGAAAAAAATAAAAATTCTGAAATAAAAAAACTTAAAGAAAAAATCAAAAATATAAAATCTGAAATTGAACAAACTTCAAAAAAATATACTGATTTAGATGATAAAAAAAATAAATCAAATAAAGATTTAAAGAAATTAAAATTAATTGATATAAACCAACTAAAATCAAATATACAAACCATTGAGCAATCAATAGATGATTTAAAAAAATCAAATAGGAAAATTAATCATAAAATTTCTGACTTTGAAAATATCTTAAAAGGAAAATTATCTTGTCCAGATTGTAAATTTGAATTCAATCCAAATAGTGATTTAAAAATTTCTGATGTTCCAAAACTTATTTTAAATGATAAAAAAAGTATAGAACAAAATAATAAACAACTTGAAAAACTTGAAGATGAACTTGAAAAACTTGAAGATGAACTTGAAAAATCAAAGGAGAATAATGAAAAAATTTCTGATATTAATGATGAAATAAAATCTATTGATAAAAGATTAGTTTTTATTGAAAAAGAAATTTTAGATAAACAATCATCATCAAAAAAAATAAGAAAACAAATAAAAGTTATTGAGGATAAAATAATAGATGATGATATTCAAAAATTTGAAAAAGAAATAAAAATCCAAAAAGACAATAAGGTTGAATTTGAAGAACAAAAAAAGAAAATAGATAATGAAATTTTAGACTATGATTTTTGGATTCATCATTTTGGAAAAAAAGGATTTTTAACATTTTTGACAAACAAATCAATAAAATCTATTGAAGGAGTAACAAATAGTTATTTGAAAAAAATGAACTCTGATTTACAAATTATCATAGATGGTTACACTTTATTAAAATCAGGTGATGTTCGTGAAAAAATAAATATATCAATTTTAAGAAACGGAGTTGAAATAAGTGATTTTAATAGATTTTCAGGTGGTGAAAAAGGAAGAGTTAAATTGGCAAACATTTTAGGTTTACAACACTTAATAAATTTGAATGCAAAAAACGGAGGTTTGAATTTTCTTGGGCTTGATGAAGTTTTTGAAGGATTAGATAAAACAGGTCAACAAGATGTAATAAAAATTCTTGAAAATTTAAAAGTAACATCATTGGTAATCACTCACAGAAATACTCCAATTGGAGCTGAGAATGAATTATTTGTTGAAAAAATTAATGGAGTCAGTAAAATAATAAAACAATAAAGATGGAAAAAAGAACAAAGGCAAAACAAAAAAAAGTTGATGAAAAGATAGACAGAGTCAAATTAATATCTTTATCAAGGAAACCTGTATCAGTTAATATTTTAGCATTAGACCAAGCAAATAAATGTGGAGTTGCTTATCAATTAGTTGGTGAAAAAGCAAAAGTTGAGTTATGGGACTTATCAATAAAAAACAAGGAAAGTCAAGGGATGAAGTGGTTAAGATTTGAAGCAAAGTTAATTAACTTTATAAAGAAAAATGATATCAAAATCATAGCATATGAACTCCCTGCTGGTAGAAATATCAACCCTATAATTCACTCATCAAAACTAATTTGTATTGTTGAAAAAGCATGTGCTGATTTAGGATTAGAGTATATTGAAATGGCAACAGGCTCAATAAAAAAGTTTGCAACAGGTAATGGTAATGCTAAAAAAGATTTAATGATTGAATTTGCTAAAAAGTTATGGGGCTATGAAGGAGAAGATGATAATGAGGCAGATGCTTTACATATTTTACATTATTTAAAATCAAAAATAAATTATGAATAATTTTATAGATACAAAATCAGGCAAGGAATTTTTTATTGGAAGATACACAATAGGATTCAAAAATGGTGAAGCAATTTATCTTGAAAATGGTAGGCAAATAAAAAATCCTGAGAATGGAAATATTTTAGACGCAATTTCACTACCACCAGAAAAACAAGGAATTGGACACATTTTAAAATCTAATAATAAACAACAACTTCAAAAAATGTTAAAAGACAGGTCACATCAACATTTCAAAAAAGAAGTTGAAGAAGTCAAAATGGATATGAATAAAAAACTTAATGAGCAATAAAATATGGCACAAAAGAAATTTACCATTTTCAGCAAGAAAACACCAGAAACAAAATATGATAACAATTTAGTCATATCCTTATTAAAAAAAATAAAGATACTACAATCAAAGGATGCTAATGGAAAATTAAAAAGTCATAGAAAATTAGACAGTTTGAAATTTGAAGTTTATGTTATGATGAAAAAGATTGTCATAAAGAACATAAATAATTACATGAAATATGTAAATAATTCTCCTGTTACTGAAAAATGTTTTGACCAAGATGAAATGGAATCAGAAGCATATATTGTTTTTGAAAATTGTATAAAAAACTTTGATGTAAATTCAAAATACGATTTTTATTTTTATTTCAACAAAGCAATGTCAAGAAATTTTTATAGAATGTTTGATAAAGAAATAAGACAAAAACAAGTTGGTGATAACTACCATTCTGAAAAGTTTTATGTAAATACTCAATCACAATTTATAAATGATGAATCAGACAAAGATTTAAACATTTTAATAAATAGTTTGAATTTAAGTGAAGATGAAAATTTAGTTTTATTATCAAAATTAAATTATCAAAGTAAGAATGAATTTTTGAAGGAAAATAAACACATAAGCAGCGTTTATTATAATAATTTATTAAATAAAATAAAAACAATAATCTTAAATTTACAAACCAATGGTGAACTATAATAATTTTGATGAAATAATGTTTCTTGTTAAAAAAGGATTTGACATACTTGAAATTGAAATGTGTGAAAAATCAATGTTTTTTTTAACATCTAATTTTGAACCACCAATTATTGGTTCAATACAATCAAATCCGTATTTAATTTTTACAGGTAAAGATATTACAAGTTTCATAGAAAATTCTGACTACAATTTAGCATCTGAAGCAATATTCTTGCAAAGGTTTCAAAAACTAATTGAAAACCAAAATTCAATTCAATATAGAATGTCTGATAAACATATTTGGAGACACTATCAAAATTAAAAGATATGATAAAATTTGATAAATTTCAAAAAGCTGTTTTTAATGAAATTCAAAATGGTAAAACTAATATAACAATATCAGCAGTAGCAGGTTCAGGAAAAACAACAACCATAAATGAAAGTTTAAATTTAATACCTAAAAATTGTGATTCAATCTATTTAGCATTCAACAATACCATAGTTGATGAAATGAAAAATAGAATAGAAAATAAAAAAACAAACATAACAACAATGCACAGTTTTTGTTGGAGACAAATTTTAAGACACACAAGAGGAAAAGCAAAACTTTCAAAATCAAAATCATACAAACAAATTGAAAAAACAATAAAAAAATATAAAATTGTTGAAGAAAAACATGCCTATTATTTTTATATGATTTCAAATATGGTTGATTTGATAAGACATAATTTAGCAAAAACACCTCAAGATATTTTATTCATAGCAGACAGATTTGAATTCCTACTATCAGAAGATGATGTATTGATGATTTCAGAAGTTTTAATCTTGATGAATAAAGATAAAACAGAGTATGATTTTACAGATATGATTTACAGAGTAATCAATGATAATATCAGACTTCCTAAATTTGATTTTATATTTGTTGATGAAAGTCAAGACCTTTCAAAAATACAACAAGAGGTTATAAAAAGAATAAAAAAATCAGATGGTAGAATGATAGCAGTTGGTGACCCAATGCAAGCAATTTACGGATTTGCAGGTGCTGATAATAATTCTTATTTTAATTTAAAAAATCTTTTTGAAGACACTATTGAATTACCATTATCATACAATTACAGATGTGGTTATAATATTGTAAAAGAAGCACAAAATATTAATGAAAATATTTTACCTCATAAAAAAGCAACTGTTGGAATTGTTCGTGAGGGAAGTGTTGAACAAGTCAAAAATGGAGATTTTGTTTTATGTAGAAATGTTAAGCCATTAGTGATGATGAATTTATATTTATTGTCTTGTAATATAAAATCTTTTATCAAAGGTTATGATATTGGAATAGGTTTAATCCAGTTAGTAAAAAAGACACATAAAACAACTTGTAATGAGGTGTTAATTGAGTATCAAAAGGAAATTTATAGAGAAGTTGTGAAGATGAAACGCAAAGGTGTTAAAAATCCTAAAAATACTGAAAAGATTGACAACATGAATCAAAGATTAGAAATCATAAAGATATTAAGCAAAGATTTAAAGTTGTCAAAAGATTTAATAAATAAAATATCATCTATTTTTAAGGAAAGTGGTGATGGAGTTATGTTGTCAACAATACATAAAGCAAAAGGAACTGAAAACAATAGAGTTTTTATATTATTACCAAAATTAATTCCAAGTCAATATGCTACACAAGTTTGGCAAATGGAGCAAGAAATGAATTTGATGTATGTTGCTATAACAAGAGCAAAAAATGAATTGATTTATATAAATGAAGATGATTTCAAAAAAGTAAAAGAAAAAATTGAAGACTAATGAATAAAAAAATCATTTGGATAGCAGGAGGAATGGGTTCAGGAAAATCAACCCAAAGACGCAATATTTGTAATTTTTTTAACAATAAATACAAAGTTGTAAAATCAGATGATTATATATTTACATCATTTGGAAAATTAGCAAGTATTGGCGAAACATCTGAAAGTAGTAATTGTGATGGACTTGATAGGTCATTTGGAAAATTAAAAAAAGATGGTGCGATAAAATCTATTGAAGTTGCAATAAAACAATTTGATTTTGTAATCATTGAAGGGAGTCAAACATCATTTAACTTTATTGAACCTATAAATAAAATAGCAAAAGATTTTAATGCTGATTTTTATTTTGTACATCTTTATTTAGATGATGATGAAAGACATTGCAGAATACACAAAAGAAGTGGTAAAGATATTGAAAAGATAAGAACAATCAATAATGATAAAGTAAAACAATTCAAGAATATTTACCAAAAAATAAAATCAGGAAATTTAATAAAAAATCATCTTGAAATAAATTGTATGAAGAGTGAAAAGAAAGTTTTTGTTGAAATAATGAAATTTATATTTTTATGAAAAACATACAATTGTGGACTGATGGTAGTTGTAATAATAACCATAAACATGCTGATTCAGGAATAGGTGGTTGGGCATTTTTAATAATTGAAGATGGACAAATTATTCATGAAGATTTAGGATATAAAAGAGGGACAACATCTTCAAGAATGGAACAAACTGCTGTTCTGAAAGGTTTGGAGCAAATACGTGAAATTTACAAAGGTAAAATTAAAATTGAAGTACATTCAGATAGTTTATATGTTGTAAATTGTTTTCGTGAAAAATGGTTTATGAGATGGAGAGAAACAAATTTTTATGGAATAAAAAATGAAGACCTTTGGAAAAAAATAATAAAATTGTATTCAATACGCAGAATGAAAATTTTGTTTTATCATGTGAAAGGTCATTCTGGAATAGAAATGAATGAACGTGTTGATTATTTAGCTGGTGAAGCAAGAAAATGTTTAAAAGAAAAAATTGCAAAACAAAGTTTATAATTTCATGAAAGATATTGAAAAAATAATAGATACTTTGACTAATCAATTTAAACATATTAAGTTTGATGTTGATATAACATTATTTGGCGATGGAAGTAAGAAATGGTGTATATATGTTAATGATTTTGACTTTTATATGAAAGATGAAAAGTTTAAAAAGTGGTTAAAAATATTAAGATTGAAATATAAAAAAGTTAGATTTTATTGTGCTTATCAATCAAACAGAGAAATTTGGAAATGATTTACAAAGTTATTTCTGTAAATAAACTTATATAAAAATGATACAATTAACAAAAAATGATACAATTAACAAAAAAAGATTTACAAAATTTAAAAGTAGGTGATGTAATTATTGAAAAATATTTTAATGAGGAATACCACCTTGAAGTAAAAGAAAAACACTCAAATGATTTATTTGAAGTATCTTATAAATTACAAGATGTTAATTCAAAAAAGATGAAGTCATTTAAAATTGCTGAAAACTTTAACAAGGAAGGTGATAGAAAATGGAAATCTTCAAAAGGTTCAACAATAATTCGTTATTATGACTCAAAAGAAAACAAAAACTGAAATTGAGGATATTTCTATCAAGTGGAATAGTTTTGAAAATAATAAAAGAGAAAAACAAAGAGCATTGAAAGGACTTGAAGATGCTAAAAAAGTTGAAAAACAACAAATCAATTCTGGAGCAAAATATGTTAGAATTGATTCAAAAACAATAATTCTTAAAAAGAAATAATCATGAAAAAATATCTTATAATCCTATCACTATTTTTATCAGTAAGTTGCTCAACAGGATATAAAGTAACAAATAATGATATTCAAAAATTTGAATCAAAAGTAGAAAAATTAATTGAAATCAATCCATTAGAAAAAATAATTCAAAAATTGATTATAATAGAAACTAATGGACAAAATTTAGTAGGTGATTCAGGAAGAGCATTTGGAATATTACAGATACATAAAATTGCTGTTCGTGAATATAATCAAACCTATGGTACAAAATATAAACATGAAGACATGTTTGATGAAAACATATCAAAAAAAAGTTTGTATTGGTTTACTTGAAAAAGGTGTAGATATTTACAAAAGTAAGTACAAAACTGAACTATCAGAACAAGATATTGTTAGAATGTGGAATGGTGGAAATTACAAAGGATATAAAAAATCCTCAACAATTAAATATTGGAATAAGTATAAAAATTTAGATGATGAAAGCATTAGTTGAAATAATAGGTTTTATGACTTTAACAATTGCAGTAATTTTTACAATCACTTCAATAAGAAATTACTATTTATCAAAAAAGATAAAAAAACTACAAAAAAATAGATTTTTAGAATTAATAAAGACATCACCAAACTCAATGTCTTTACATCTTCAAAAAGTAGCAAACCTTGCAAACATTCAATTGAAAATATCTAAAAATCCTAATGAAAGGGCTCAAATTCTTGATGATTATCATTTTTATGTAGGTATTTATGATAAAATAAAAACAAACCAAGAATTAAGTGATAATGAGCTTGTAACTTTTTCAAAATTCTATTTAGATTTTACAAAAATAATTCAAGAAACTGAAAAAGAAAATAAGTTTGAACAAAACAAAATAAAGGAATTATTTAACATAAATTTAAACTAAATGAAAAATTTATTATTTTTACTCATTTTATCATTAACAAGCTGTATAAATTTACAAAACATTTGTTTAGATAGTCCAGAGGGTGTAAAAAGATTTTCAGGAGAAATTCTAAAAGAAAATAAAACATCAAGATTTGAAAGAACAATAACTTTAAAACAAAATAATGTTATTGTAAAAATATATAAAGTTCCAAACGAACAACCATCAGTAAATATTCCTGCTTGTAAACATAGAAATGGAAAATACTATTGGGCAATGCCTTAAAATTCAAAGTTAATATTAATACTTAAAAATAAAGAAAAAATGGTAACAACAATCACTTATTTATTTACATTCTTTTTGGGAATGTTTATAACAAATTTATTAGCAAGATTAGGGAAATTTAATCTTAAAAGAAGACAATTAATGAATCAATTAAGATTGCCAAACATTCCTGTTGATTACATTAAACAATATGATGCTGAAAATAGTCCTGAATACATTACTCACTTTGTAAGAACAGGCTCAAAAGATAATGAAGGAAATCCTTTGTATTTAGTATTTACAGAAGATGCTTTTGAAATGGAGCCATGGTACTCTGGAATAAAGAAAATGAACATAAAAGATATTGAAAAAATCTATAAACTAAAAATTTAACATTATGGGTTGTCATACTTGGATGCACGCAAAAGCAGAAAACTTTGCCTGTATCATATATTCCTATACTTAATTTCAATGTTAATCTTTATAAGTATAATAATATGGAACAAATAGTTACAATTGAAAGAGCAGTAGAAATAGCAAAAATTTTCTTTAAAAATATTGAAGATGAAATAACACCTTATTTTTACAAAAAATATGAGAAGTGTCATTTAACTATTTGCACTGATAGTAATCATTCAAACAGAGACCAATTGTTATTTTCAAACTCTCATGAATCAGATGTAAAATATAAATTTCCACAATCAATTTATCATGAAATAAGATTAAAATTTTCTTTAAATAAAGACCTTGATGAAATACTATTTACAGTGTATAATCACCCTACTTCAAGACAGGTTGCAAGTTATAAAATAACAAATCCTTTGATGAAATACTTTATTGAAAGATGTTGGAATAAAGATGACAGAGGTTATATATCAACAAAACCAGAATTAAGAAAAGCAATACAAGATAGTAAGGTTTGGAGTTCATTCTGCGACCAAAAATCAATAAGTGAACCAATGTCAATATTATTAGATGCAGCATTAGACAAACAAACATTTGATTTTGACGGCTGTATGTTATTTGGAATGTCAGGAGTAGGTACTTATTCATACAATAAAAAAGAACAAACTTGGAACAGAGTATATGGCAAACCATTTGTAAAAATAAAAGAAATTGTAAAACAGATTGAAGTAAGTTATAAACAAAAAAATCAATAATCATGACTGTAAAAAATAGAGGTTTAAATAAATTCGGAGAGGTTGTTTACAATTCAATAAGTTTACATTATTTTGATATTGAAGCAAAAAAATATGGAAAGGAAATTCTTGAAGATATAAATAATTCAATAGTTGAAGAACATCATGTAAAATCTATTGAGGATTTAAAAAAACAAGAATTTGATAATGGAATATATTTTCAGATTGGAGAATATAAAACATTCTTCAGTGTAGATAGAATTGAAAGATGGGGCAATAATCAAGAAATAAGAAATGTAGATTTTCATGTAAACTTTTATGGTGAATTAAAAGTTGTATTAAAAAAGAAAATAATAAATGAAGTTTTACATTTTGAAATAATTAGTGCTGTAAATGCTAAAGGAAAAAATTGTTTAGATGAAATAGATTTTCGTGAAGTAAATTACAAATTCAGACAAATAATCTAAAACAAGCAAGACAAACAAAAGCAAAATCTAAAAAACAAGTAAAAATTGTAAATATAAATACTTGATAAACATTATATACTTATTTGTATGAAAGAAAATAAAAAAGATATTCCTGAAGGGATAGTAGATATAGAGGCATATGAGAATATGTTAAAGTTACAAGACCACCCTGTAATAAAAAACAAAATAAGGAACGCATCTGACGGTACGGAGATTAATCTGGGTTGGATGCCTCATCATTTAAAAAAGAAAATAGAACATTTACCAAAAGCAGAACAAAAGATTTATGAAAAATTAAAGCAAACATTCTTTAATGTAAATAATCAATTAACAGTTTACAAAAGACAAGCAGTTGGTAAAAAACAGGGCAGTGCAAAAGCAGGGATACCAGTAGGGGATGATAGTTTATTAGAAACTAAAAAGGAAGAGTTGCTTGAGTACTTTGGTAGGATGTTTACAATAGAGGATGTTCTGAAGATTGTAAATAAAGAATGGGCAATACAAGTTGGGAAAGGTTTGTTAATACAATTCAAACTGAAGTATGGAGAGGAAATAAAGAAACGTATTGAAAGTCATCAATCATCCTATCATAATTTGAGGCTGGGTATTAAAAAATCAAGACTTGAAGAATTATCAGACATTTACAAACAAACAAAGGAAAATTGGAATGACAGCAAGAAACGTGAAGATACAAAAATACTTTTATCAGTATTAGAACAATTGCGCAAAGAGGCAGAGGGTGATAGATTAACAATTGACGGCAAAGTTGATATTAGTTATGAGCAAAATATTAATCTACATTTAATGAAAGAAGTTTTTGCTACAACCAATTTAAAAGAAATCATTTTAGGACGTGTAGCAGCCAAAATGAATATTAATCCTATAAAACTTATATACTCATTAAATACATCGCACTACAAAGCATTTAGCAATGTATTAGGAGATTTTGACCCAGATAATGGAGAGGAAACTGTATATCCTTCACAGATGAATTATGATTTTGAAAAAATCAATAAATTCTATGAAAATCGTGAGAAACAATTTGAGGATGCTATCATTCTTGAAGATAGGAAAGACAATAATGATTTAGATAAAGCAAAATCCTTAAAAGAAAAAATTGCTGAAAAGCTGAAAAATAAAAATAAAGGATTAAATGATTTGAAAACAAAGTTAGATATTTATGATGAATCAAAATAAATATTAATATGAAATCAGTAGAAATACAACAAAAATAGAATTATAATGGGAATGTCTAAAATTGAAGATAAAATCATATATCATGGTAATTTTATTATAATATTACATAGTGATGGAACTTTTACTGTAAAAACTAAAAAATAATAATTATGGCAAAATTAATGATATGTACATCTGAACCAAGTGCAAACAAATACTTTGACAATCCATACAAAGTGGGTGAAAAAGTAATCTATTTGGGTGAAGTTAAACCAAAATCAGACAGTCCAGAAGATGTTAGATTTGCAAAACAATTTATCAAAATAAAAAGATTGAAACCAATTGAGGAAAGGGTTGAGAGCAAAAGGAATTTTGAATTTTTAGTAGTAAGAAAAAATGAATAGAAGACAAAAACAAATCCACAGACAAACTTATTGAGGAAATGGCTGAATTAACATTTGCACTACTTAAATACAGAAAACGAAAAAATCCTACAAGACTTCAAAACATTAAAGATGAAATTGAAGATGTGAAGCAAAGTTTAAAAATATTAGAAACCTTAATGAATACAGAAGTTTAAAAATGAACATCTTTGTTTTAGATACCAACCCTAAATTAGCAGCAAAAATATCATTGCGATAAACATGTTGTAAAAATGATAGTTGAAACTTGTCAGATGCTATCTACAAGCTGTGATTATCATAACTATCATAAAGATTGGATGTACAAACCTTGCTTTCAAAAACACCTTTGCACTTTATGGGTAAATGAAAGCAAGGAAAATTTTAGATGGTTATGTAATTTAGGTTTATATCTTTGTTTTGAATATGAAAAAAGATATAATAAAAATCATAAATGTAAAAAGATGATTTTAAAATTTCTATACCTACTCAATTCAGAACAAATTAAATGGACAAAAACAGAACTCACTTTATTTGCAAAGGCAATGCCTGATTACATAAAGAATGAGATTGAAGACACGGTTTTAGCATATAGACAATATTATATAAAAGAAAAACAAAATATTGCTGTATGGAAATATTCAGAAACTCCTAAATGGTATAATGTATGAGTGATGTAATTAGAGTTTATGCTATCATGAAAGATGGTAAAGAAATAGCAAGAGAGTCATGGAATTCAAACACTATTGACTATGATGGTTTCAAAAATAATAGAAAACTAATTCATGGTAAAGACATAGTTTTTGTTTTTAAATTTTGTTTCACAAAATAATAACTAAAAAAATGATAAGTAATCAAACATTTATGAAAATAGCATACTTGGTGGGCCAAGAGAGTTATTGTAAAAGAAGACAAGTTGGGGCTGTAATTGTTAAAGAAAATAACATTATAGCATTAGGATATAATGGAACACCATCTGGCTTTGAAAATTGTTGTGAAGATGAGTATGAAGCTGTAACAGGTTTGACTCCTGAGGGTGCTTTGGTAGAAAATAGATTGAAGACACGTCCAGAAGTTTTACATGCTGAATCAAATGCAGTATCTAAATGTGCACGTTCAACCTCATCTTCAGAGGGTGCTGATATTTACGTTACTACTGCACCTTGTGTAGAATGTGCTAAATTAATAATACAAGCTGGAATAAAGTCAGTTTATTACTGCGAGGATTATAAGACCAACGATGGAATAAAACTTTTAAATAAAGCTGGTTTATTAGTTAGCAAAAATTAGTAAAAGTATTTTTGAAGCTGAATGTATTCATTGTGGAATGAGAGGTGGAGATAATCCTACAAAAAATTAATTTACAAAGTTATTTCTGTAAATATTATAATCATGGGACAATATAAAGAAATTGACGGAGACTTAATAAAGATGTTTCAAAACGGTGAGTTTGATGTAATTGCACACGGCTGTAATTGTTTTGCAACTATGGGTGCTGGAATAGCATTAACAGTAGGTAAACAATTTCCTGAAGCAAAATTAGCAGATGAGCAATTAGCAATTCCAAACGGAAGACAAAGACTTGGAAAACTATCTTATACAGAAATTGAAACAACAAAAAACAAGCGTTGGGAAAATCCTTTATTGTTTAATCTTTATACTCAATACAATCCTGGACCAGACTTCCGTATGAAAGCATTCATATCATCTATTCGTGCTATGAAAAGAACAATAAAATCTGAAATGGTTTATATGAATGATGATAAAAAGATAGTTTGGGAACCATTTAATATCAGAATTGGTTTACCATTAATCGGATGCGGTATTGCTGGGGGTGATTGGGGAGAAGTTAGTGAAGTAATAAAGAATGAACTGTCTGAATTTGACGTTACAATCATTCATTTCAAACAAAAAATAGTTGGAGTTAATTATTGGCCATCGCCAAAACCTCAATACAGAAGTTTTGAAAAGCATGAAAAAATAAATAAACAACCAAACAAAAAAAGTTTACATAATCAACCATCATACGTTTTAACAGATGAAGATGATGAGGAAATTGTAAAATATTTTAAAGACACTCAAGGAGTAGATATAAGCAAGATGAGTGAAAAGGAACTTGATAAATTTTTAGATAGTATTTAATATGAATGAATCAAGATTTACATTACAAGAAATTAACAGGGTGATAACTACTGATGGTAAGTTTACAAAAACAGTAGGAGGTTACATTTTAGCATTAGACAAATTAAAATCACAAGGTTTTAAGATTAATGAAGATGATATAAAAGATGTTAATGATATGTTTAATGTAATTGATAGAGCAAATAATGAACGTAAAAAGTAAATTTGATGAATTTAATAGATTTAATGAAAAGAACTGAAAGTTTGAATTTAGAACGAAATGAAAAAAGATTAATTTTGTTAGCACTTATTAAAACAAACTTTAAAGCAAAAGATGCTTATAAATTGAACTGCACTGAATTTGTAACATTTGATTCATACTACAAGAAAATATTGAAATACTTTGTTACAGGTTTAAAGGATTTAAAAGAAACCTATGAGAAACAGCTACAATTAGAACAAGAAAAAACTAAAAAGAATGAAGACACTAATTGACTTTGAAGGAAAGTTATTTTCAATAGGGAGTATTCAAATCATTGAGAAAACAATGAGTTGGAATGAAAAAGAAGAATGTATGATGTATAATATTCTAATCAATAATCAGAATTTATACAAAGAAAATACAATACCAATACCTACTTTTAAATTTGAGTACTATCAGGAGGAATTTCGTGATAAGAAATTTCAACAACTTTATGACCTACTTGCTGAATTTGAACATATTGAAATATTAGTAACATAAAAATAAAAAATATGCACTGTCCTGAATGTAATATAAATAATGAGCAACGTAAAATAATTGCTGAATATAACAGACCTTGTGGTTGTTGTAATGGAACAAAACATATATCATTCCATAGATTTGTTCAATGGAATTTAGGTTGGGTTTGTTGGTTAGATGGTTTTGGAAATGAAGCATCTGTTTATGAAATGAATGTTAGATGTGAATCAATAATAAAAGATTGTTATAAAAAATTAGGTAAAAAAATAAATAGAACTTGGAATAAATGTGAAAATTATGAAATGTCTTCATCAGAAGTAACAAGTTTTTATGCCTCACAATTTCAAGGAAAAGATTGTTTAAAATCATCAAATTATTAATATCATGAATAAAAAAGAAGACAAACCAAAGGAAAGTTTTAACAAAACTAAAAATGAAACCATTGCTGATAGCAAAGTTAGTAAAAAAGAACAAATTGAGAAACCTAAAAATGACTCATTTCAAAAATAGAAAAACATGAAAGTAAAAGTAATTAACAAAAGTGGTTTTGAATTACCAAAGTATGAAACTAAAAATTCAGCTGGGCTTGATTTAAGAGTGAGTGAAGAAATTTATAAAAATACTGAATATATTCTTGCTGGTGAAAGAAAACTTTTAAAGACAGGCTTGTTTCTTGAAATACCAGAGGGGTATGAAGCACAAATTCGTCCAAGAAGTGGTTGGGCATTAAAACATGGAATTACAGTTTTAAATAGTCCAGGAACTATTGACGCTGATTACAGAGGTGAGATTGGTGTAATTTTAATTAATCACAGTAACGCACCATTCAGAATTAGTTATGGTGATAGAATAGCACAAATGGTATTTGATAAGGTTGAGCAAGCAATCTTTGAAGACGTTAATGATTTGTCTGATACAGACCGTGGACAAGGTGGTTTTGGAAGTACAGGAAAAAATTAACATTATGAAAGATGGTATTTTAATCATAGATAATTTACTAAATGACAATCAATTCAGATTTTTAGAAGACAGCATCTTGGGTGTTGAAAATGAAGAAATGAAATGGAATTTTAGAAATTTTGTTGTAGGTGTTAATAAACAAGAAATTGAAAATAAAGATAGTTATCAATTTACAAATTCAATATTTCACAATAGTAGAATTTTAAATAAAGATTTTTTTGACATTTTTATTCCAATGTTTGAACAAAGATTAAAAGCTGAGCATTGGTTAAAAATAAAAATGAATTTCAGACCAGTTGGTAAGAAAATAGAAACAGAATTTCATACTGATTTATTTCATGAAGGATTTATGTTTTTAACTGCTGTATTTTATCTTAATGATAATAATGGTTGTACAGAAATAATTAAAAAAAATAATGAAAAAGTAAAAGTTGAAAGTAAAAGAAACAGATGTGTTATTTTCAGAGGAGATTTATTACACCGTGCTGTAACGGCAGATGATAATCATAGAATTGTTTTAAATATGAATTTCTTGAGTAGTGAAGTTATTGATTTTTACAATTCTTAAAATAGTTTACAAAGTTTTATAATTTAATCTGGAGATGAATTTTTTTAAGGATAGAAAACATGCCGGATGTAGCAAGAGCAAGACTATATCAAATAACCAGACCTTAAAAAAAATATTCTAATTCATTTTAGAATGGTACTATGTAGCTCAGCGTGGAGAGCATCAGAGACTAATCTGAAGGTCAGAGGTTCAAATCCTCTCATAGTAACGATTAAGTTGTTTGAAGTTTTGAAATTTTATGTTTGGACGTGGGTTCGACTCCCACCACCTCCACAATTGCATTGCAATTTTCTTTGTAAGTTTGACACAAAACTTTCTGGTGGAGCATTGAATTGAATAAAATCAGTTTGACCTTAAAAACATATTGTTGGTGTTCTGATGATTTGTTATTTGTACGTGTTGCAAATGTAATTCTTTGATTCAGTTTAGAAGACATGAATTTGGGGGTGTATGGTTTTGACAGCATAGTGAATTTGCAAAAATAGATTTAATCAAAATTATAACTGGCAAAGTTGTAAACCTTTTCAATAACCCAGTACAGGCTGCTGCGTAATTGAACGAAAATTACAATCTGCGAAAAATGATTGTTACCTTGAAAGCAGATGAAAGTCTGCTTTCATCATTTTATCATAGTTAGTAAAAATATGAACTTTAAAAATCAATCAAGATGAAAAATAGATTTACCAGATACAATGAGTTTGAAGCACAATTTAATATAAATTTAAAGAACTATGCTCAAACCAAAGTGAAAGGTGGCAACAAAGGTGATTATTACCAATTTTTAGTAAGTTTGCGTGAATTACTTCAAGTCAAAAAAGTAGATACTAAAAAAGATATTGAAGAACTTGTAAAACAAAACGGATTGAATATATCAATTCCAGGATTATGTCAAGTTTTAGAAGGCATTGGTGTAATATCTAAAATAAAAGACAAAGGATATGTTTTTTGGCCAAACAGAATTGATAACCGATTAGCAGAATTTTTATTTGAATATAATCACTTTAAACAACGTGTTTTGAATAATAGAAATTTTGAAGATGATGTTCGTGAAATGTTTTTGTTTCAATTTGGAAAATTTGAAGAGTCAATAACAGGTGTTAATACCTATAAAAAGAAAAACAGAAAACAAGATGTAAATGAAATTGATGAAGTAGATGAAGAAATTTTTAATGAAATAAAATTTTATTCTGAAGAAGATGTTGAAAACATATTGTTTGAATTCCATAAAGAAGTGAATTCAAGGATAGTTTTTTCAAAAGAAGGAATAAAAGATTGGCTGAATAATAAATAATTACAAAAATAATTTGCTTTACAAACCCAGTGTTTATCTGGGTTTTGTAATTTTAACCAAAAATATTTACAAAGTTTTCAAACTTTTTCATTGTTTATTTACAGAATAGTATTAATTTTACTCCGTAGAATTTTAATAAATAATAAAATGTTTCAAAAAAATCAAAATAGATTAGATGCTCAAATTAGAATTAATAAACTTAATAGTTTGAATATCTTAAAAGAAAATAAGATATTGGCTTGTAAATGGGCTTATCAAAATGACGGAACTACATTTTGTGAACTTTATAATAAGTCAAACAAAAAACGTGTAACAATAAAAACAAATGTTTTATTTAATAGAGTTGAATTTCAACAAGATGCTGAACAATACCTTAAAAATCAAAAATATTTTCAAAACTTAAAAAATTAATATATCATGCAAAATTTAAAAATCATTTTAGAAAAATGGGGTGTTAATGGAACACCATCTGAAGACATTCAATTCAGAGAGGAAATTTTGGAATCAATAGGTTTATCAATAAGTGATGTTATGGAATATAGATGGGAGGAGTTTGAACAATTACCACCTTTCATAAAAAATAAAATTAACAACTTAAAAAATTAATATCATGAAATTAGAATCAAATGTTTTATATAGAGTTTCATATAATTGGAATAATCAAGTTAGATGGGGTGTAGGATTTGCTTATAATCTTGGAATTGGTGAAAGAATACATATTGGAATTTCTTTACCAGAGGGTGGAGTTATGAATATAGCAGCTGATGAAGCAATAAGTATTGGAATTTACAAAATCAAATAAGAAAATAATCATGGCAACAATTAGAGTTTTAAAAGCAGGTACAGAAAATCATAACAAAATAGATTTATTGAATGATTTTTTAGAAAAAAATAATATGGAAATTCATCAAACTGTAAATAATAACGGAATATTGTATAAAGTTAATGATAAATTCTATAAATGGTATCATGAAGAGGGTCAATATTCAGAAACATTACCTCCTATGATTGATGGCAAATTAGTTGAGTGTGATGAGTGGGGTCATACAGATTATTACAACGATTAAAGAAATACAAAAATAATTTACAGAGTTTTTAATTACATAACAATTTAATAATTTATATCATGACAAATTTAGAAAAAAATCAAGAAGTTTTAGAAGTTTTAAACAATCTAAAAAGAACAGGGAAAGTAGTTGTAGAAGTTCAAAAAGTTTTTGAAACTAATTACAGAACAGGCAGCCTTGAAGAGGCATTAAAAAGACAAGTTGTTACAGAAACAATTCATCAATTAGAAGTTGTTGAAGAAGACAACAGATGTGAAAATGATTTTGACAAAAAAGAACAAATTTCAGCATCAGTACCAACTCAAAGAGTTAAAATTGTAATCATCGGTTTAGATAATCATGATACAATAAAAAGAAAATGTGAAATTGCTCAAGAACACCTTGCTGAAATCAATCGTGGTGAGCAATTTAGAAAAAATTTACAATCTGAAAATTTGTTTGAATTTTTGGAAGCAAACCTATCATTAGAAGTGTCTCAAAATTCTATGTTGTCTGAGTAAATTGTTTATTAAGTTTTGCTTGAGATTAGACACTTCCTTGATTGGAGGTGTCTTTTCATTTATAAATAGAATATTAATATTAAATATAAAAATCATGAAAACAATTTTAATTACATCACTACTTTTATTCAGCTTGAATTTACAAGCACAAAAAGAAAATGATTTGATTCATCAATATGATTTAGCGATGGAGGAAAGAAAAAATTATGATGAGTCAGAACAACTTGAAATCTTGAAACAAAAATTAAGTGATTTTTTGTTTGCACGTGATGCTGTAAAAGAACAATATGAATTAGCAGATATGCAAACAACTTTCAAGAATGATAAACAAAAGCAAAAATACTTGGAGGAATATAATAGAATGTTATTTCTATTGAAACAAGCTGAAACAACCACATTACAAGAGTATTTAAACCAATATGAGCTTTGCAAACGATTATTCTACACTTGGTATGTGAAATTTCCAATATACAATCTTAATAGAGGTTATGAACTTTATGTTTTTGATTTTAATAAAATAAATGATTACAAAGATTTGGTTTCATATAAAGATTGGTATAATGAGAATAAGGATAAAAATGGAACCAAAAAAAGTTACAAAGTTTTTTAAATTAATATTAACAATTTAATTTATATTATCATGATTACAGCGTACAATGTAAAAACAAAAGAAAAAGGAGTTGAAATGCTAAAAGCAGTAATTGACAGAAACGGAAACAGATGCTTTGCAAAAGGTGTTAGTAAAAGTGGAGACAAATTATGTGCCGCAATTGGGCTTGAAAATGCTGAAAAAGAAATTAAAGCAGGAAACGCAACCAAAGGCACTGGCTGGTAGAATTAACAAAAACTTTATTCTATCTTGAAAGGTTGTTTTGATGAACTCATACAACCTTTCATAGTTTATAATAATGTAATCAAAAAATCTAAAAATCATGAATAGATACGAATTTTATGACAAAATCAAAAATACAATTTTAAGTTGTAAAACTACATCTCAACTTGAATCATGTCTATCATTAATTGAGAATACAAAAAAAGAAGATGTTACATTGTTTCATACATTAACAAGAATTTATAATGAATATGGAAAATCTTTACAACAAGAGCAAGATGAATTTGTTGAAAAAATAAATAATATTAATGTAATTTTTGAAGAAGTAGTAAACAATGAAAAAAAGTAATTACATAATATTTGACTGTGAAACAGGAGGTTTTAGTGAAAAGGAAAATCCTATTACTCAAATAGCATTGCTTTGTATTGATGATAAACTTAATGAATTAGATAGGTTTGAAACTTTCATAACACCATATAATGATTTGAAAATTACACCAGGAGCATTACAAGCAACAGGTTTAAAAATGTCTGATATTAATAATGGTGTAAGTTCAAAAAAAGCAGTAGAACTTATAACAAAATTTTTTAAAGATAATATGCCTAAAAATCATCCTGCTTTCAGACCTGTTGTAATAGGTCATAATGTAGCGTTTGATGTAAAATTTGTTAGTGAGTTATTTTCTATATATAAAAAAGATTTTAGTGATATCAGAAATGATAATCCTATTGATACTATGACTTTAATGAAAATGTTTAAACCAAATATATCTTCATTAAAATTAGAAGTTTGTTGTGAGGAAGTAGGTATTGAACTTCCTGATGCTCATAAAGCAATGAATGATGTAATCGCAACTACTGATTTATTCAGAGTATTAACAAAAAAATTTAGAACAAACAAATCAAAAAATTCTGATGATTCAGAACAAACAAAATCAAGAGTTAAATTTCAATTTTAAATATTTATAATCATGGCAAAAGTAAAAAAGTTACAAACAGTAGAAAATGTTGAAGAAAATCAACAAATAGATAATGGACAAGAAAATCCACTAACAGAAACTGAAATGGCAGAAATGTATGAACAAAAAGAAAATTCTGAAAAGGAATTTAGATTTATAATCATAGGAGGTAATGACTCATCACTATCAGCCGCAATATTGAAAGTAATTTCAGAATATGAACAACAAGTTAGTGTTTTTGAAATGGATAATGATGAAATGAAATTTATCATAAATTCAAGAGCACAGAAAAAAGCTGAAGAGACAAGTGTTGATTATATTGCTAATCCTGAAAACAAAAAACATATTCAAGATTGGTGTAAAATGTTAATTGAAAATTACATCAAACAAAACTTTAAAAATCCTGGAAATTTACTTCAAGATGTTTTAGATTGTAAACAACAAATTTGGATGACTAAAAAAGATTTGAAAAAAGCATCTAATCTTTCATGGAACCAATTTGAAGAACTTTATGGAACTTTACAA